TTAATCAAACGAGTATAATAATCAGGAATTTCTGTTAAATGATCCAAAGCTATTCTTTTAGATATAACAGGATTTTCTGTATGCTCCATTTCTATTTTGATACCTTCTTTCAATTCTTCCGTATCAATATCTTCTTCCTTTTTCTTTTCATCATTAAATTTTCCAAAAGATAAGAATGAACTCAAAATTGAATATATTTCGGCTTCAAAATCATCAGGATCCATGCCTAATTTTTCTGCAAGACCATGAACTAAATCATCATTAGGATATGGATTTTCAACAAAAAAATCCATTATATCATTAGTTACTGATTTTTCTTCATTTAAATAATTATTAATTTTACTTATAGTGTCCATTATTCTTTACTGTCCTTTATTTTTCCGGTTTTTTTCAGGAATCTTTCCGGTATTTTTTCAGCTACATATCGTCCCTTACTCATCGTCGTTAAAAGGCTATATGCATATCCCAGTATTTTTTTATCCGCACGATTCATTGGAACAGAAGACATAACCAAGTTCAATGCGTTTTTAGCGTCAAATACAGCACTTGATGTTTTATCTTCATTTATATACTTATTAATTTTACTTATAGTATCCATTATTCATCTCCCTTTAACTTCTTATCTTTCATTACATCAGCAATCTCTGCTTGTACCTCTTTCATTATATCAACATATCCTTTACCGTAGAAGTTGAAACCACTAACATTTGTGATGTCGGGATGTCCTCCACTTTGAGCCATTATTAAGTCCCATAATGATATAGTTACTTTCTTTATTATATTTTTTTGTTTAAAAGATAAAAACTTGTGAGGCTTATTAGTAATATCTTTAATCATATCTCTATATGTACCTTTTGGAGATAAGTTCTTTATTTGTTTACCAAATAATGCTACAAGGTCATCAAATGTAAAACCTAATGACTTACCAGGTTTAAAATTCTTATCCCTTTCAAGCATCCATTTTATAGTATCAAGTGTTACATCTTTATTCAATTTACTCTTAAATTTAGGCATTACTTTTTTCATTACTAAGTCGCCTAAATGGTAAGGATTCTTAGCCTTCATAAAAGGATTTTTTGACAACTGTACAAGACCCATTGGCCATACTATTGAAAAGAAATGCGCATCAGGGTTATTTTTGAAAGGTGTATATCTATCAAAACCCTTTATCATTGAACCACCACCATATTGTAACAAAGTAGTTCCTACCATTACTGATTGGCCATTCTTTAAATTTTTAACATCCGAAGGTTTACCTGTTCCCTTTCCTTTTTCTGATTGAGCATCGGCATATTCAAAAGTTCCACCTTCAATCTCAGCAGGTGTTTTATATCCAGCTTTCTTAGCTAACTTAACAACTTCATTATATAGAGATATCAATGAAGGTTTAGCTTTCAATACTATTTGTTTTAAGAAATCTGGTTTATTTTTATAAGCTAACAAGAGTTTATTAGAGGCGAGTGCCATCATTTGATGATTCTTACCTGGAGAGAGTTTCTTATTTACTCCAAAAACAGCTCTCATAATATCATCAGGTTCTAAACCTTGTGCGGCAAAATCGGCTGAATCCACAGTATTAATCATATGTGCATCCTTAGTTGGAAATAAATCACCAGCTGCTAATACTTGTGAAATATATGCAGCGTTTGATGGAACATGACTGAACGCAGTACTTGTTCCTTTACTAACACCAACTTGAGCATCATGATGATCTGTATGTATTTTCATTGTTGGTTTACCATGTGCAAAGTCAACCATAACAGCCAATGTCTCTTTTTGTGGTTTTGGAGCTCTATATTCCATATCACCATACTGTATTGGATGAGCGTCAACAGTTTTAATACCATAATTTTCAAGGTACTTTTTCATACCTACAGCAGACATTACTCCATCAAGATCAATATGAAAATATATCTCAGCTTTTTTATATTCTTTTGCTAAGGTTTTCATATTTCTAATACCAGCTTCATTGACTATCTTATCTTGCTCGTTTATTAATTCTAACTTTTCTAGTATATTCATTATATTTCCTTTCCTTTTATTATAAATTACCAAATACCTTTTCACTCATTTTAGTTGGTTTTTTCTTATCTTTCTTTTTCTTATCGTGATCTTTTCCACAATCTTCATCAGCCTTCTTTCCCTCTACTATTTTTATATCATCAAATCCTGGATGCCTTGTTTTACCATCTGAAAATTTCACATCTACTTGATCATCTTCAAGACTAAAATCAATAACTTTTCCAATTTTACCTTTATAATTTCCTCTCAGCATTTTAACATTATCGCCAATACCTAATACACTTTTTTCTTTTCTTCAACCTTTTCTTCTTTAATATTTGTTATTGTAATTTTTGGTTTTATATCTATTTCATCAAGGACATCTTTTATATCAACTATTTTTGCCTCAACTTTAACTGGTTTTCTAACAGTAAATGAATCTTTCCATGGTATAATAAATGTATCATTAGCAATAATTTCAAGAGTTACAGGTAATGATTGTCCTTCAGTTAATGTAGCTTTAGTAATTTTTTCAATTGCGGGCACTTCAACAACAACAGACCCATCAATTAAACTAACAGGAAATCCATATTCTACTCCTTCAATAATTAATTTCATTGAACCTTTCAAATCTTGTGCCTGTACACCACTTATTTCTAATTGAAAATTAAATTTCTTTTTTTCATTTACTTTTAAGTCAATCATATTTACTCCTCTTGAACAGATGTTACATTTATATTTATTTTTTCCTGTTTATATTTATCATATTTTATTCCAGATACACGAACAAATGGTTTTCTTTTTTCAATGTAAGTAGTGCCTCCACCACCTCCATCTTTTTTATTTGGTCCTCCGAATTTACCGAGTGTTGCTATGCTTATCATTCAATTAACTCTCCTATTGTTTCACTATTACAACCATTACATGTTCCTATTTTTTCACCTTTATCATTAAAACTTATTGTACAAGTTGGAAGTTTAATTAATAATTTTGGTGTGTTTGGAAAATTACGACAGCATAAGGGACGATATTCATAGATACTACAACCATCAGCACCCAACTTTTCACATGGATATCCTTCCACTTCATTTTTCATATTCCATCCAAAATTAGTTCCATCTTTTATTCTTCTTTGTGAATTGGTTCTAAATATACCATCAGATTCTACACCTTTTTTCATTAATTCTATTTTATTTTTATCTAATAGATTTATTAATCTACAACAAGGACTTTTCATTTTATACTTCCTCTATAGTTACATATGCACCATAAATATCTGCTCCAGCATCAACTACAACAATTGATAAGTAATTAGTTGAACTAGATGTTACATCTGTCATATTAATTTCAGTGTTAGCATTTCCGCTAACCTTATTTGTATTACTATTATTTGTAATGTCATTTTCAAAAATCTCAACTGTAATGGCAGCACTTGCATAAACCATATATGCAGTTGCTTTATATCCTGTTGGAATATAAATGGGAATAGTAATAAATTCTGTTAATTTTTCCTCACTATCTGTAACTGATCCACCATCATTTTCTATTACTTGTTTCCATTCCTTACTATCATTTGGTAAAAACTCAGCTGGGGCAATTTTAATTCTTGTATCAGAACCATGCCAACCACTAAGATGAGTATGTAAGGCATCTGCATTACTTCCGTCTGTTAATGTTGTGAGTTCTGTGCCATATCCAATCTGAAGGTCTTCATCTCCACCGGCACCAACTTGTGTAAGAGTTATTGTACTATCAGAACCAGTTAACTTACTCATTAAATAATCTTGAGTTGTATCAGTAGCAGAAACCTTAACTTTTCTATCATACATATTGGATGCTACTATATATTTCTTAGTATAAGAACCACTATCATAATACTCTATTAAATACCTATCTTCATCTGCGAGAATCGCAACTTCACCAAACCCATTAAAATCATTTGCAGATCTTTTTAACTGGGCATCATCGGTTACATTTCCTAAACTTACATTTGTTTTAGTTACAACATGAGGATTAGTTGTAACATTAGCAATATGTGTATCAATTACTGCATGAGAATTTGTTCCAATATGTTGTATAGCTGTATGATCAATCAATGTCCCGGTTACTACCCAATCAGAACCATTAAATGTATAATCTATTCCTTCATCAGTAACCCAACCATGATTTCCTGCAGATGGAGTTACATTACTCCAAACAGTTGGGGTAATGCTATCAACTTCTGCAATATCATCTATATCAAAACCAGACCATGCGCCTCCTAATCCAGCAACTATCCATTTTTCACCAACAGCTTCTCCACCTGAAGGAGCTACAGCATCTTTAGTTACAAACGGACCTAAATCATTTGTACCGCCACCGGCAGCTACAGCATCCACATACCCTTTAGTTGATAAGTGATCGCTAAGTGTAGGAGTTATACCACCAACAGTTCCAGTAAATGGAGTTGAACCGTCTAACTTTACATATAAACTTGCTAAACCATCAGTATGATCTGTTAAGGCTTTTTCAGTAGGTAATTTATTATCCGATGCAGCAGAAGAAGTAACAGAAGTTGTAATTTCATTTACTGTAGTGCCTGTTGCAAGTGCTAAGGTTCCACCAATTTCCATATTTCTTTTCAATACAATATCTCTTTCTACATGAAGGTCGCCACTACTGTGGGCATGTATAGCATTAAAAGTTCCTGAACCAGTATATCTTTGAGCAGCAGTTATAGTATCAAAATTAGAATAAACAGTATCTCCTACTCCTACATTTGACGACCAATTATTAGTAAAATTTAAAACCTTAACAGTATTAGACTGATTGGTTACAACACAACCATTTCCCGCTGTTTTTACAATAGAAGCGTTACCGCCTGAACCTTCATTTAAAAGTTGTAAGAAACATGCACTCAATAACTTATCAGCGGACGTACCATTTGCATAATATCCTATTGTTTCTCCTGTTACAATTCCTGTTCTACTTACCACAAGTCTTGAAGAATCAAATATAGTAGTAATAACTTCATTTGCTTCTTTTACACCAACTACATCATCAGTTGTACTTACTACATCCATTCTCATATCGGTAGTAAGTAAAGTAATTAATCCTGCACCGGTAATGTTTATTAATCTATGAGTTCCTCCGCCTGTTCCTGTTTGATCATAATGCATGAAAGAGTTAGAAAACTGAACAGTACCACCCTTAATTTCTATAGCATCAGTAAAAGAATTATTAATTATTGCGTGAAGTGTACTACGTGAAAATTTATAATTTATTGTATTGGCAACTGCGGGCACTTCTAAAATCTTTCCACCAGTTGTTATTATCTTTATATCATCAATAAGAGTAGTCTGATCTGATAAAGTTAAAGTTGTTCCTGAAGGAGATGTGATTACTGTGGCGGATCTAGTTGAAACCGCTTTTAAATCTATGTATGGCTTCATTACTACATTTTCAGTATAAGTTCCCGGATAAATAAGTATTACATGTTTTTTATCTATTGTAGCGGTAGTAATACTATCAATAGCATCTTGAATAACAGTATAATCACCACCTCTTGCACCAACTGTTAATGCCTGATCATACATATTCAAATAGGAACCACTTATTTGTAAATCACCTTCTTTTGGGCTATTTACATAATTATAAGTTCCAGCACCTGTATAGTGTTGATCGGCATATATAGTTTCAAAGTTAGAATTAATAGTATCTCCTAATGCCACATTTGCCGCCCAATTATTAGTAAATCCTGAAACATCAAACTTATTTGACTGCTGAATTATAGTACAACCATTTCCTGCTGTTTTTACAGCAGATGCGTCACCACCAGAACCATTATTTAAAAGTATGATAAGTCCTGCTGATAGATGTTTACCGACCGATGTTCCGTTCGCATAATATCCTATTGTTTCACCAGTTACTACACCATTTCTATATATTACAATTCTTGAAGTAGATTCTACAAGAGGAACTATTATATTTGCTTCATATATTCCAATTACATCATCATCTGGATCTACTACATTCATTAAAATATCATTATTGAGAAAAATTAATGCCTGAGCGTTTATTATATTCATTAATTTATGAGTTCCGCCACCAGTTCCTGTTTGGGTATACTCCATAAGACAACCTGTAAATTGAACAATTCCATTATTAATTTCAATACCTTCTGTATATGTATTACTAACAATCGCATCAAATTTACAATTCTTAAATGTATATTCTTTTCCAATACCAGTACTTGGAACTTCTAATATTTTACCACCTGTTGATTCTATCGTTATCTTTTCAACATTAGTTTTTTCATTTCCTAATGTTAAGGTTGTGCCTGAAGCGGTTGTAATAATTGTAGAATCACGGGTTGTAATTGATAATAAATCTATATATGGTTTTCCTGTTAGGTCTATATTTTCTGTATAAGTTCCAGGACATATTAATACCGCCACAGGATTGGCAGAAGATATATTTCCATACCATTTAGTATAAGCATAATCAATACCTACTTGTATTGTAAGAAATGGTTTTCCTACAGAACCATTAGCGGTAGCATCAATTCCATTTTTTGCAACATATACACATCTGTCTAATGGAACCGTATTAGCTCCAATATAACCATCTATTTGGTCTCTTATATCTTGATATTCTGTGTACCCATATGTAGGGGTCCCTGTTGGGTCAGATACAGTATACAATCTTGAATCTGTGTCTAATGTTGTGTGATGTTGTGTTAATTCACTTAACTTTTTATCTGCCATAATTATTTCCTTTTATTATCCTAATTCTAATATATCTCCATCTTCATAAATTAATACTCCGCTATCATTTTCAAATTCTAAATAATCAACTTCTACTAATTCCTTTTGTTGCCAATATGAGAACTTGCCTACACCAGTACCAACAGATGTTATTGAATAATCTGCTATAACATTTGCATTACTTCCTACTGAATCAGGATTTGAATATATTCTTAATCGAGCTCCAATTAAATTATCATACATATCATATACTGGTTCATCAATATGAATATTATGATGTACTAAACCTAGAATTTTATCTATTTTAATTTCTTGATTGTCTAAACTTGTTTGTATACCTGATACATCTGCCTTATAATTAGTAGGTATAATTCTTCTAAAAACATCGTAGTCGTCTAAATAATCAATAGATTTTGTTGTATGAATAGCATCAGTATATACAAAATACACAACTTTAATAAATTCTTTATCAGGCATAACATATGAAGTAGAGGGTACATACATACCATTTGCTTCATGAACTAAATCTATAGTAATTAATGTATTGCTTTCATTATCTATTACAGACGCTTGTGGGTATTGATCACTTGCTTCATCGTATAATTTAAGAATAATTGGACATTCATTGCCTACTTCTATTGTTGTGCTTATGCTCATATTTTTTTAATCCTAATTTATTTTTTATTAGTAGGGGTATACTCTTAGTATTGAATCAAGTTTGAACCACATGGCAATATCTTTACCTTTGTTAGTGTATAAAATTCCACCTTGATCTGATACTTCTTTTTTATTCCATTTCAAACCTTTTCTTTTCATTATACTTTCAGCATCTTATTTGTTTTTAACATTCTTCAACTCTTCTACTTTAGTATCTTCATTTGTTATAGGTATACAAGCTTTTTCTTTAGGACACCATTTATATCCTTTTTTACATTCTTCGCCAACTACATCAATACTTCCTTTTGCTGTATTCGCTTCTACATCTCCTGTAACTATTCCTTCTTCACCTATAAACATATCAAGCTTTTTTATAATATTACTCATATACTTTACTCCTTATTTCCCTATCTCTAAACTTCTTACTAAATTTTCAAAATATTTAAGAGCTTTTATCTCGTCCTCTGTGCCTTGCATTCCTTTTAGTGTAATTTTCATGTTTTTGATTTCATTTTTAAGATAATCAACATTCTTCAACCAATGATTATATGTTGTTATCTCAACACCAAATACTGACATTGTTATATGTCTTAAATGTGATGTTATTCCTAATGTTGATCTATCAAGTTGCATTATAAACGCCATAATTTCTCTTTTATCAAGCTTCTTTAATATCTTCTTAGCATCCCTGACAATTTCACTTTTAAATTTACTATTAGAAATATCTGTTAATAAATATAATGATGCAAGTCTTACTAAATCATCAGTTGCTTTACCAGCTCTCTTTAGATAGTCAAATAAACTATCTGATCTTACAACTTTGAGTCCTAACTTATCACCAACACTTCTCAAAGCTTTTAAAGTTTGGTCAGATGTTTCATTAAGTTCCAATACTTCACCGAGTGATATCAACTCAGCTAAGTATCTAAATTTATTATCTTTTATATATTCTTTAAGTCTCATTGTTTTTATGCTCCACTTATTTCTTAATTACCTGTTCTATTGCATGTTTCACTTTTATATCTACTGTTTTATCAATACCACTACTGACAAAAAAATATGATATCAACATCAATGAGAATGTAATTAGGACTACAGCTATCATTGTTGTTACTCTACTCTTAATGTCATATGAAACTTTCTTTATTTTTCCAATTTCTAAATTTTGTGTAGTTATCTCTTTATGGATATCACTTAATTTTTGTTTATTATCTCTTTCTACATCCTTCAAAGTATCATTAAGATCGCCAATAACAGTTGTTAATTTTTCTGTAGCGTCCGAATTCTTTTCACTTGAATCAGCAACTTGATCAAACAGCTTTATTACTATGTTCTCTGGTATAACATCATTCATGAATTATCCTTATATTACTATATTATCAATCATATCATTAATTTTATTTTGCTTAGCTATTCGTTCTACTTTCCAAACAGATATTTTATCTTCTAATATTTTACCTACTTCTTGTTGGAATTGTTCTTGTTTTCTTATCAATTTAAATCTTCTATCTTGTATTGTTTTTCTTTCTATAGAATATCTTATAGAGCGATCCAAAGCATCAGTTGTAACATTATTTTTTACTATGTAATCTTGTGCTCCTTCTCTTACAGACTCTAACGATAGTTGTTCGTATGCTGATAATATAACAATAGGTGTGTAATTGGATACTTTTTGAATTTTCTTAAAAACATCTAAACCTTGACCATTTGGAAGCGTCAAATCTAATAGTATCACATCATATTTATGTTTTTTAAGTGTAACTGATCCTTCTCTGAGTGATTTGGATCTTGAAAGTATATATTTTGTATATTCTGATTTTTTTAATAATTCTTTGACAAATTTAAAAAAATTGGGGTCATCTTCTATCACTAATGTTTTTATTGATTTCATTATATTGTAATCCTTTGTAACGATCCGTTTTCTTTTACAAAAAGACCAAAAAATTCAAGAGGCGGAATACTTTCTTCATCTGTAATATGATGTATATCCTTTATCTTATCCATAACCTTTTTAGGCATTTTCTTTTCCATTTTAAGAAATTTTGTAATGTTTTTTCTAAAATCATCAATTAATCTTACCCGTCTATATTTACCTGTGGATAAATATTTCATAATAATTTTTTCTTTTCTTTCTTCTGTAGTTCCAGTACTCATATTACCTGCTCTTTCAACATAAATCTGATCTATTGGTAAACCGGCATCCCTAAATACTTGTAAGAATGTTTCTTTTTTATCAAAATCTGCCCTTGCTGTTAGTAATATAACTCTTGAGCCTCTTTTATCCATATTCTTAAACATTCTTTTAATTCTATTGATAGTATTAGGAATAGGTATTGAAGTTTTGGCAAAAAGTTCAGCATCTCTAAACTGTCCAAAATCATAACTTTCATCCTCTTTAAGTTTATAATCATTGAATTCTGTATTACTTAACGAATGAATTACTTTTCCATCCTTCTTAACATCTATCTTAGCAAATGTTTTAAAGAGTGTTTCGTCGATGTCGCAAAAAGTTATTCCCTTGCCGTAGATTGAACTTAATTCATTTATATAATTTTTAAGTCGCATTTTCGTTTCCTTTTCAAATTTAATTTCACATCTATATTATATATTTATATTAATAGTATAAATATAGTTGAGTTAGTATTATATTGTTAGTTTTTTTAAAATCTATTTTTATATAATACTAATTCAAATATGTATCCGTTTGACAAATAAAAATGAACTGAACAAATGAACTGAACAAATGAACTGTGTAACACAAAAACTGATTAACCTAACAACCGTTCTTTTTATATTTAATTTGGACAAACATTATTTATATTGATCGGTATTATCGCTTTTAATATAAGTGTAACGGATAACCGTTCAATATTAAATAAAAAGGAACTAATTTGTAAATGGGAACAGCACAAAGATGTGTACAAAAATTTATTCCAGAAAATGGAAATCTTTACTATCATGACGCAAGTAGGTCAAAGTACCTAAGTGTTAATAGGGCGACCTTTATATTCGGTATAGATAATAAAAATATATTTGGAGAGAGATATATGTCTGTTGAAGGAAAAGTTAGAGCAATGGTAACTGGTATTAAATTACCACGTAATGGCACTATAATTTCCCTTACAGCACAATCTCAAAATAACACTGTATCAAGTTTTCATATAAGAAAAAATAACCTTGATACAAATATAACAACTTTACAGGTATCTGGAACAAATGGTGATGTGATTGATAATTTAAATGTGGATGTAGAAAAAAAAGATTGGTTACAAGCTTTCCTTTCGGTGGATGATGATGATACTATTAATTATCCAATTTTAACCGTGGAAATAGCATGGAGGAGATAAAACATGGCAAATGAAATGATTACATTAACAGCTAGTGGTTCAAGTGTAGATGTAGTAGATTTAGGTATAACAATAAACGGAGTGGTTGATCTTTATAGTCAATATAAATTTCAAGAATTACAAAACTCTGATGATTTAAGAAAAGAAGTAAGTGATGGTACTATTATATTAAATGATGGCTCTGGTCCTTTATCAGCCGTAAACGGTGTGAAATTTTTACAGACCACTGATCAATATCATTTATTAGAAGATCATTACACAAAAGCAGAACTCGTAGCAGGAACCGCTGTAGTTAGTTATGATAGTCTTACAGGTGTTCCAGAATACGGAGCACCATCATGGAGTGCCCCTGTAAAAGCAATAGTGTTAGGACTTCAATCAGAAGCGCCTACTGGAGCTACTACGGGAGATCATTATGTTGATACAGATGATAATATCTTATACAAATATAATGGAGTCACATGGGACGCTGTAGCAAATACACCAATCGAAGGTAATAGAGTAATAGATTTATCTGACGGTGTTGAAACAATTTTTGAATATACTGTTGGTACTGGTGACTGGACAACATCTTATACACCAAGTGGTGATGATGCTGTTATGATTAGTGATGATGGTGATGGTAAAGGCGCACAATATGTTTATCAAGCATCCTCAACTTCTTGGATGAAAATTGCCGATGTTGATTGGGGTAACATTGAAACCCATTTAGATGGTACAAGTAACAAACATGACGCTGATGAGATTGATGTAGAAGGAACCTATACAAATATAGCAGGTTCACCAACTGATCTTGAATCCGTAATTAGTGGTATAGATACTAAGATGGGGGCTAATACAACAGCCGCATCTACAGCACAAAGTACAGCAGATGGAGCAGTTTCCGATGCCGCTACAGCACAAAGTACAGCAGATGGAGCAGTTTCCGATGCCGCTACAGCACAAAGTACAGCAGATACCAATACATTAGCCATAACAGGAGCACAAGCTGATATTGATAGTCATACTGATGGTGAAACTAATAAACATGATGCTAATGAGATAGACGTAGAAGGTACTTATACTCATATAGGTACAGGTGATTTAGAAGCAGCAATCCAAGATATTGATACTAAATTAGAGTCAATAACTGTAAGTGCTGATGGTCTGGATCTTGACGAAGCTTATAATCGTGGAAGAGTAGTAACCGTAGATGAAGGAGCTGTAAAATTAGACGCTTCAAGTGCTTTTGTTGCACCTTTAGAATTAACTAGTTTATCAGCAGCACCAACTGCAGGAGCCGCATCAGGACAATTAGCAGTTATAGACGGACTTCTATACGCATATGATTCTGGTAGAAGTAAATGGTTATCTGTTCAAAGAATGTTCTTGGTTTTTGGTAGAGCAAATTCTACTATAGATCAATATCTTGAATTCTCAGCAGGTGGCACAACATCTAACCAATCAGGTTATCGTTTAGCAAGAAATGCGACCATAGTTTCTATGGCGGCACAACTTGAAAATGTAGCACCTGCTGGTGGCGGTGTGTTTGAAGTAAGAAAAAATGATTCCGTAACTGTTCATGAATCATTAACAGTACCTGCAGCATCTCTTGGGGCACAAGATGCATCAACTGCTATTGATTATGATTTTACAGCAGGTGATTATGTACAAGGATTTTTATCCGCTACTAATAAAGTATCTGTTCCTATGGTAGTTATTGAAATTGCCTGGAGAGCGTAATACTTAGTAGAATAATATAATAGAGGTTTTTTTATTTGTGGCTACAATAATAGCAAAAAATAATACTGTAATAGATATAATGTTGACGGAGTTGGGTATATCAGTACCCGGCTCCGATCAATTAAATCTTACAGATTTGTTTGAATTGAACGATATAATTGAATGTGAAACACTTGAAACTAATATTCAAAGTGGTGATATCATTTTAAATGACGGTACCAGTGATCTTTCAATTATGAATGCTCTTAAACATATTGAATATGAAACTGAATATGAAGATGATGTAGATAATAGTCATTCTATATTATCACATACAGATGTAATATCTGCAGGTATAGTAGATGGCAACACTCTTTCATGGAATAATACTACTAATAAATGGCTTCCAATAACACCATCTGCTACAGGTGGTATAGCACCACATGAAATAGGATATCATACAGATGTATCTGATAATGTTCCGGACTTATATCAAGTTCTTACATGGGTTCCATCAGCGTCAGAATATAAACCGATATCACCATCAAATACACATAATTTATCAACACATTTAGATGTTACAATAGATTCTCCATCTGGAGGACAAATTCTATCATGGAGTGCCTCAGCAGGTGAATGGAAACTCGGTAGTCAGAAAGCTATGAGTGTTGCGACAACACCTCCACCTTCTGGTGAAGTAGAATCTGGTGATTCATGGTTTGATCATATAGGAGGATTTCCTTATTTTTGGGATGCAAATAGAGAAAAGTGGTTAACATCTTCAAAAACTATATTTGTATTAGCTAAAGATGGTGGGGCAGACGGTACATATTTAAGACCTTCAAATGTTAATGATTCTGAAGCTGGATTTTATATGCATAGAGATTGTACAGTAACAGGAATATATCAAAGAAGTAGTGATGGTCTGAATAATAAAGCATTTGAACTAAGAGATGGAAGTAACGGTGATGCGGTTCTTTTATTATATGCATATCCTGGTGATTCAAGTTTTACTTATGTAAATAGTAATATTAATATAGATTTAAATGCAGGATCAATATTAAAAGTTTATGTTTCTAATGTAAGTACTAGGGTTACTGACACTGTATGTCAGATTGAAATAGCTTGGAGATATGTAGAATAATGAGTAATATAGCAATTACAATAACAAATACTACAAGTGAAGATATACAACTTACTGATCTTGAAGGTATTACATTACCCGCAAGTGAATCATATGAACTTACTGATTTATTTGATATATTAGAAATATCAAATTCTATAACATTATCACAAAAAGTGTCAGCTGGTGATGTTTCTATAAATGGCCTCGGTATAGATGATAGTTTAAAATGTTTACATATAAAAACTGGATATGAATCGTCAATTTATAATTCAACGACATCTACACCTCCACCAACAGCAACATGCATCATTTGGTATGATACTATGGATAATCAAGTATACATATTTGATAGAAATAGAGGTAAATGGTTATCTGTAGAAAGAAGGTTATTTACCTTTTCATATAAAAACGCTGATAATGTTAAAATGAAAATAGATAATTTGAATCATGGAGATATTGGATATCTAATACCTAAAAAAGCAACAATAGTTTCTGTATATGGATCAGCAACACATGGAGAAGATTCAAAAGGTTTTTCAATAGAAGTTAACAACAATGATGTATTTGAATTTGAAATGGTAGATTATAAGTATAAGAATGCAAATATTAATATTGATATAGATGAAGACTCTAAATTATCAATGATGGTTGGTAAAGATGGTAAAAAGATACGAAACCCAATAGTTTGTGTTGAAGTAGTTTGGAGGTATAATTAATGGAAGTTATTATAAAAAATGATACTTCTCATAGTATTAGAATTACAGATTTAGGTGGTATAACAATAGCTGTAAGTGGTTCAAGGGATTTATTTGAAATATGTACTTTAACAGAAATAACAGAATCAGAAGATTTAAAATCCCATGTTACAAGTGGTGGTATAGTAATAAATGATGGATCAAATGATTTAAATATTGCAAATTCTTTAAAATATTTAACACCTATAACTGAAAAACATGCATTTGATTATAGCACAACTGATATGCAATTTGAAGCATCTGGAGAAGCAACAGGTCAATATTATTTTGAAGTAACATCAACAACATATCAAGTTATTAGACAATTTATTTTTAGAGGTACAGATATAAATGGTTCGCCTACTATGGCGAAAGTAACCGCATGGGTTGATAATGTAAGTGATCCTGGATTAATGAGACTTTATGATATTACAAATGATAATATTATAGCTTCTTGGAATAACATAAACGAAACATCTGAAACTGTATGGAATACAACAACATCTATGATGCCAAGCGGTGAAGCTATTATAGAAATACAAGGTAAAAGAAATGAAACCAATACCGGATTATATATTACTTCGGTAATGCTCGGTTTTGATTAATGGAGTGAAAAATAATGCGTAAAGATTTAGATAAATATAGAATTTGGTGTAATACAGATAGTAAATGGGTTATGAAATGGTCAGAGGAAGAACCTACTGTATGTCCTGATAATATTACACACTCTATTAATGTTAATAAAACAGCAATAGTTAGTAAAAAATTAAGTGTAAATCATGTTGATAGGTCTGGTAAACAAAGAGTTCATGAAACGTCAAGAAAAATAGGAACAAAAATATACTGGACAGGAGCAGGAGACGATCCAAGTGATCCAACAGATGTTGGTGGTGGAGACCCATTTCAGTTCTTTCATGTTTCCGGAGGCCCAGCCGTAGAAGCACATTATTTTGATTTTAATATCATAGAAAACGAAACATGGATTCATGAAGGATATGTAACTTGGGAGAATACAAAATTTGATAATGTTAGTTTTGAAATTGTTCCAAGAGTTACCCCAACAACGGTCTCGTCAGGAACATACTTTAATGTTTATGGTGGATTTCTTATTATACCCGCTGCAGGAAATGGTACAATAAATATAGATAACATATCCGAAACTGGTACAATGCCTTCAACAGGTGGATTAATTTTTATACCTATTGATGATGAAGGTAACCAACCACCTGCTTACTGGAATGCAGACTGGAATACAACAACACAACAATTTGAACATATATCAGCAGCACCGTATGGCAACGGCCAATATAATATGTTTAGTGTTGAAGTGCCTATATCAAGATTTGTAAATAAAATGAACTTCTTAAATTTTGGGTTTGTTAGAATGCAGTCAGCAGATGTTGATGAAATAGGACATGGTATGAGATTTAAAATAACAACTTACACAAATACACCAGATCATGATTGGAGTGCAGCTGTAACATTAACACTGAACAGAGAGAAACAACTATAATGAAATTGGATACAGGTGATATAATATTTACATCAAAAGATTCCCTAATTGTTAAATTTATGGATCTTTTTCAAAAAGATCCTGTAAGATGGGGTCATTGCCTTTTAGTTAAAAATTCTAGTAGTGCATTTGAAGCAAAGAATAGTGTACGATTAGTATCGTTGAGTGAAGTGTTTAAAAGAAAGAGATCAAAAAAATATAAGATAATAAGATATAAAAAATTAACCAATAAAGATAAGAGTATACTTATAGAAGCGTGCAATACTGTAGTTGGTAAACCTTATAGTTGGAAAAGAATATTTTTACAATTTTTAGATCATATTTTTTTTACAAACAAATTTAGTAGAATGGATAAGAGTTTCAGAAATCAAGTATGTTCAAGCCTTGTTGCTTGGTCCTATTCTTTTGTAGAGATAAAATTTAATAATATTGATTGGTTTTCATGTGAACCAGATGATATTGATGATCACTATATAAATAATATGGAAGGATGGAAATTATTGGAGAAAAATTAAGTGACAGATGAAAACTATTCGTTGGTTACTGGTCTTGTAGACAACAATTTTACAAGATATTTATATGACCCAGATAGAAATGAAGTTAGTGATAGGCATAAAACTAACTGTTTCTGCCATGTGTTATTGTTAGTATATTTATGGAGGATTATTAATGAGATTAGAAGAGTATCTTAATGAAAATATGGAATTGAGTGAGAATATATTTATAGCCGCTCTAAAGAAATTAAAAAGTAAAACTGAAAAGACCGCATTCAAAGTATTTAAAGGTGCCTGGGATAAAATTGCTAAGATGATTAGACCTGATCAAGAAGACAGAGCACTAACAATTATCAATAAACAGTTTGGAACAAGATATAAAAGTTTGACACAAATAGGTAAAGATACTATAAAAGAATCAACTGATATAAATGAAGACTGGAAACATTACTGGGAAATGTTAAAATTTGAAGGATTTCCTACATTAGCTTTTTTTCCAGCACTTACATCATGGATAGAATTAGGTAAATTATTTGAACCCGATCAAGCGGTTAACTGGACAAAATTTTCTGTATATGCACTCTTTTGGTTAATGCTTGTCAGTGGTAAATTTGTAGGAGAGTTTCGTAAATGGAAGAAAGAGAACCCTGAAGAATTTGCGGCTGAGAGACCACACTTACTTAAAAAGAAAATAGAAAAAGAAAAGAAAGGAAAAGTGGCAAAAGCTGTTAAAAGTAGAGGCACATATGGTTCAAGAGAAGAAAGTCCGTTTGTAAAAGCACTTGGTAAAAAAGCATTAAAGAAAAAACAAAAGTAGAGATGAAAAAAGAGAAGGCAAGACAAAAGAAAAGAGAGTTTGTTTTCGAAACATAAACAACTAAAAGGAAAAATATGACTAATATAATAGAAAAAATTGACACATATCTTACAGAGACAACTAAGCCTACTTTTGAGGAATTTTATAGTAAGAATATGAACATTGTACGAAGGTATTGGTACATAAGAAAAGAGTTTTATCAAGATAAATATAGAGATAAAGACGAAGATGTTGAACTTACTAAAATGGATATGGAAAGAGCTGAGGAAGAAGCTTCAGAAGATACAATAAAGAAATTTAAGAGTAAATTTGCATTCAATCGTAAGGATGTAGACGATTATATGGAATTCTTGTATATGAAATTTGGTGATTAAAGGAAAATAATGATTGATTTGGATTTAATAATAAATGAGATGAAACATAATGAAGATTTGGAAGTTGTTGAACTGGATATGGAAGACCTTCTCAAACTTGATAATGATATATTAGAATCCATAATACCTGACCTTGATGATGAAGTAATTGATTTTCTTGAAAAGATGCAAGAAGGTGGGTTACTAAAAGAACTTAAAATGTCAGGCAGAACATCGTCACAACGAAAACAGGCAGCCAAAAAGAACTATAGAAGAAATAAAGCTAAAATATTGATAAATAGGAAGAAGTTGAGAAAAACAGGTAAAGCAACTGTACAAAAAACAAAAAGAAAAATAATGGCTACAGCAAGTAAAACTTTGACAGGTAAAAGAAAAGTAAAGTACCATGGATAATATCAGTAAAATTATAAGGGAGTAACAATATGAAAATGACAGACTATATGAAAAGAGCCTTGAGTGAGAACCATATGAAAGGATTTGAAAATGATAATGAAGAAATATCCTTTGATGATGTAGCAATAAAACTCATAGAATCTCTGGACATGGAAACATTAACAGAGGAACAAGGAGAAATTGTAGGAGAAATATTTGATATAATAGAGTTTGAAAATGATCTTAATGAAGGAGAACTCTTAGGAGATGCCGCAGCGGCCAAATTGAAAAGAATAAAACCTACAGAAAAAAGAGCTCATAAAGTAGCTTATAAGAAAAATAAAGCTAAAATTAAAAGAACTGCAAAGATTTATAGAAAAAGTGCTGCAGGTAGAAAACATCTTAAATTAGCTAAGAGAAAAGCTAAGTCTGGTAAAACAGCTACAGGTAAGAGAATTACAAGAAGAACATAAGTAAAATAAAGAATTCTCTAATTAGAGAATAAAAAAAACAAAGGAGGACATTTAATGTCAACACAAACAGAACAAAATTATAAAACGGACATAGTAAAAACTGTTATAATGAATTCAGCACCAACAGCCGCAGATTCTTCATATCGTATAGGAACAATGTGGTTAGATACTACATCTGCCGTACTTTATATTTGTATAGATAATGGCGCAGCTGCAGCAGAATGGTTTCAAATTAATACAGACGCAGTTATAACATAGTAATAAAATATGTCTATAAAAAGGCAAAAACATAATCAAGGACAGTTTATACCTAAATTTCCCAAAAAGTATGTGGGGTCTTATCCTATTGTGGTAAGGTCTCACTGGGAAAGATTAATGTGTCAATGGTTAGATTGTAATAATGGTGTGCTTGAGTGGTCAAGTGAGAACATAGTTATACAATACTATGATCCCGTACAAATGAAAAAACGGAGATATTATCCTGATTTTTTCACTAGAATGAAAACTCCAAGAGGAATTGACGAATATGTTATAGAAGTCAAACCTCATAAAGAGACTAAACCTCCAAGTAAAAGAGGTAAGAAATCGGCGAAAACAAAGTTATACCAAGAGGCAACATACCTTACTAATCAGGCTAAGTTTAAGGCTGCGGAAAAATGGTGTAACAAAATGGGTTATAAATTTAAGGTACTTACAGAGAAGCAAATGTTTAGAAAAGGTAAAAAATAATGGGACTTAGAAGGGTTTTTAAAAAAAGATTTAAAGGTGTAGTAATGAAAACAGGACACATTTATACTTTTAATTATCAAGCCTTTGAAAACGATCCAAAACCTACTGTAATTTTAATGTATGCCATAGAAGGAATACATGCAAGAACTGGACATCAATGGAGACTATTTCAATGTATAAATTTTTCTTATGTTCCAAGAGCTATAAGAAAACAATTTGCAAGATCATGGGTTAGAGAATTTGAAAGAACTAACGGTAATCCAAAATTTACATGGGAAACTGTAAAGAGAAAATATCCACAATTAAAGGTAGCTACAAGGAGATATTTTTTCTCACCTAATTATTATATTACAAAGTTACGAGAAGTGCCTATTGATCAAATGGAAAATGTAATTGTATCAACTTGGTCAAAAGATTTTAGCAAAAAAGTTATCTCATCTTTGATAAGTAAATATAGAAAGGTAATGGGAAGGAGAAAAATATAACATGAGAACTTATCAGGCATTAAATAAGAATGAAGTTAGAGCTGTTGAACTCACTATAAGAGACAAAGACGGACAAAGCTTTACTCCTTCTGGTGCATATGCTGAAATTTTAAAAGATGGTGTTTCGGTGGTAGCTGAACAAACAGCAACAATAAGTGTTAATAGGGTATATATAACTATAAATACTGTTGTAACATCAACTATAGGCGTGTATAGTATAAAATGGAGACTTCTTAAAGATACTTATACATATTATCATACTACAGAATTGACCGTTGTGGAGTTATAATGGATGTAATAACTTCCGAAACTTTAAACTTTGAAATAACATCCATAGAATTAAAATTTATAGAATCTTCCGAGACTTTAAATTTTGAAAAAATAAGTGAACATTTAGGGTTTAAAAATACATCTGAAATTTTAAACTTTAAAATTAAAACGTATATTGAGGATTATTAAATATGGCATTTTACAGTGATTGGTTTTCTAAAAAAGAAGAAAAGATAGATGAAGCTATAAAACCTTTTGAAAATAAGGGTAATAGTTCGCCTACTAAACAAAGAGCTTTGATGGCTCAAAAAGGTGAGGGTATAGAAGACATCTATAATGTCCAAGGATTTGGAAATGTAGGTATTCAATCTTTTCATAGTTTTTATGATAGGTATATAAACAAAGATTTTGAAAATGAAGTAGCAAGAATATACGGCTATAGACAAATGGCAGAACAGACAGAAATCGGAGATGTCATAGAGGATGCTACAAATGAATCTACAATGGAAAACGATGAAGGTAAAACCTTTCAATTAGACATACTAGATCCAGAACTCAAGAAAAATGATAATATGGTTAGAAATATTAATAATGAGTTTAATGATTTATTTTATGAGAAATTACATATTGAAGATAAGATATGGGACTTTTTTAGAACTTACATGATAGATGGTAGATTATATTATGAAAGAATAATTGATGTAAGAAAACCAAAAAGAGGTATCATAAGTATTAAAAAATTGCCTTCTGAAACAATGGATTATTTTTATAATCTTATAAGTGGTAAAATTACATATTTTTTCCAATACCTCTCAAGTCGTCCAGCAAAACCTAAAACATTAGAAGAAGCTCAACAAAGAGAAGATGTTGTAATATTTAATCCTGAACAAATAGGTTTTATAAATTATGGTATTTATGGTAAAAATAAACAACAAATATTAGGATATCTTGAAAAGGTAAAGATACCTCATAATACATTAAAATTATTAGAAACTTCTGTTGTAATTTACAGAATTGTAAGGGCTCCTGAAAGACTTGTTTTTAGAATAGATACTGGTAATATGCCAAGAGATAAAGCCCTGAAATATGTTGAAAAGATTAAACAGAAAATGACTAAAAAACAAACTTATGATCCGGCTTCTGGAAGATTATCACATTCACCAGAGATTATGAGTTTATTAGAGAACTATTATATGCCTCAATCCGCTGAAGGTCGTGGTAGTCAGATAGATACTGTTGGTGGAGACGCTAAAGGTTTTACAGAATTAGATGATGTTTATTATTTTGCAAGAAAAATGTATAGAGCCTTAAAATATCCTATGTCAAGAGTAACCGCAGGTGAAGAAAATAGATCCGGAGATATAATGTTTGGTGGTAGTCAAACAGCAGAAATAACAAGAGATGAGGTAAAGTGGGCTAAGTTTCTTGAAAGACAACAAAATAACTTCTGTAAAGAATTTACAAAACTATTTCTTTTACATTTAGAATTTAAAGGTATCAAGGAACAATATGGTTTAAATGATAAGAAAATAAAACTAAGAATGAATCCTCCATCAAATTATAGAGAGCAAATGGAACAAAATTTTATGGAATCAAGGTTTAGCAACTATACTATGTTAGCAGATAGAAGTGAATTTAGTAAATCTTGGTTAATGAAAAAATATTTGAAGTATAGTGATGATGAAATTAAAGCAAATGTAGATGGAATGGCAAAAGATGAAAAATTAGGACTTAAAGAAGTAGAGAATTTATAAATATAAATATAAATATAAACTAGTATAAGGAGAATATGTAAACATGGCAATAAATAAAGAAAAAATAAGAAAAGCGTTGGACCATTTTGAGAATGATGAGTTTACAGATGCTAAAGAAATTTTATCAAAGGAAATATCAACATCAAGAGATGAATTTCTTAAAGATAAATTAGAACTTAAAAAGGATGTAAACGAGGAAACAGAGTATCAAATATTTTTTAAGAAGAAATTAAAAGAATTTGATGTTAGTTCTCCAGCAGACCTCAAAGGAGATCAAAAGAAAAAATTCTTTGATGAAGTAGATGCAGAATACAAAGGTAAAAAAGAAGAGGATTAATTATGCTATTAATAACTGAAATGTCTTATGATTTTGAACTAACAGAATCTAAGAATAAAGGACTTAACATTGTTGGAATTTTCAGCAGTGCGGAACTCAAAAATAATAACAATAGAGTTTACAAAAAACCCATACTTGAAAGAGAAGTGGAAAAAGTAAATGAAAAGGTCAAAGGAAAATCTCTTTGGGGTGAATTGGGACATCCACCTAACCCAGAAGTAAATCCTGATAAAATTGCTATACTTACTACACAACTTGAATGGAAAAACAATGATGTGTATGGTAAAGCAAAGCTTCTTGATACGCCTATGGGTAGTATTGCAAAAACACTCGTTAAAGAAGGTAAAATGGGTATATCAAGTAGAGGTCTTGGAACTGTTGATGAAGATGGTTATGTAAATGAAGATTATAATCTTTTAACTTGGGACCTTGTTACAGATCCTTCAAATCATCCATCATGGGTTGATGGAATTTATGAAGGTAAAAGTTGGAAAGGTTTTGCTAAAAAAGAAGAACAAAAACAGTTTACTCTTGAAGATGCAAAAGAAGCCCATAAGAAACAAATCTGGCAAGTGATAGAAAAAATTGAAAAGAGTTTGTAGGAGGTAACTAAAATGATAATGAAACAATATTTAAAAAGAGCGGATGAAAATAAAAGAGTTAATGAAGCTAAAGGTAAAGTGGATAAAAAATCTATAATGGGTATGTTAGATAAAGAAGAAAAAAAATTGAAGAGTATGTTTGGAAGATTGAGAAGTATTAAAGGTAAGGCAAAAAGTGAAGACATAGAAATCGCTATTGATAGTATTATTGATGAGTTTACAGATTTATGGGATGAATTTGGTGGTAATATGGATATGTTTATAGATGAAATAGAATAAAAGGGTTATAAATGGATACATTAGATAAAATAAAAATGGTCTTAGAGACTACTACACCTGATAGCATAGGTTTATCTGATAAAATTCTTAAAATGCGGGTCCGTAAAAAGGGTGTATCAGGTGCCATTAGTTCGGAAATGCCAAGTATAAAAAGATATATGGACAAACTTTCATTAGCTGTAAAGAATAATAATACTTTAGTAATTAAAAAAGTATTAAGAGAAATGATGAGTGACTTGAACCGAATAAGTAAACTGGTTAAATAATTCCAAAGGTTTTTGGGATTTTATTAAATACTATAAATAATAATGAATTATATATAGTAATATAAAGAGGAGGAGAAATTATATGGACAAACTTCTTAAACTTCTCGGAGCTGATAAATTAGACGAGTCAGCACAAGGGGAAATAAAGACAAAACTTCAAGACATTATTGACTTGAAGGCAAAAGAAATGTCAGAATCTAAAATCACTGAAGCAAAGGACCAACTTGTTGAAGATTATGAAAGCAAGTTTAATGAATATAAAGATGAAATAACATCAAAATTTTCAAACTTTGTAGACTCAGTAATTGACGAAGAAATGGTAATTCCTGACAAAATTCTTGAGTACGCTAAGAAAGGCGAACTCTACCACGAACTTATTGAACAGTTTAAAGTTCGTTTAGCTCTTGACGAGGGCATGCTTGACGCGGAAGTTAAAGGACTTCTTAAAGAAGCAAAAGATGAGATCATGCAACTACGTGGTAGTTTAGATGAAAAAACTGCTAAAGAACTTGATACAGAACTTGACAATCAAAGAATGGCTGCGGAACTTCATCTTAGAAAGAAAACAGATGGTTTAACTGAGGCTCAAAAATCTCATGTTTTTAATATGTTGGAAGACATTATTGACATTGAGGAAATTGATCGCAAGTTTGACCTAGTTGTTGAAAAGGCCGAAGAAAAAGCAAAAGACGACGACGACGACGAAGACGATGAAAAGAAGAAAAAAGACGATGACGAAGACGATGAAAAGAAGAAAAAAGATATAAAAGAAGACGACGAAGAAGACGACGACGATGATGATAAGAAAGGAAAGGGTAAATCAGAAGTTAAAGACGACGACGACGACGACGACAAGAAGAAAAAAGTGGACGAATCAGGTCCATTCGCAGCATACGTTAAAAAGTATGTAAGTACATTAAAAGCAAACAAGATATAAGTAAATTATAATCTTAGGAGGAAAAAAGAAAAATGGATTTAAGTAATTTAGTAAAAAAATGGAAAGACGTTCTTGAAGAAGGAAGAGAAATTTCCAGTGATAAAGTTAGAAAATCTACTGCACTTATGTTAGAGAATCAACATGCATATTTGACAGAGACATCAAGTTCTTATGGTGGAGGAACTATGGATCCGGATTCAACTGGATATTCTGGAGACGCAATGTTCCATAAGATCGCAGTACCAATGGTTCGTAGAACATTCCCTGAGCTTATTGCTCATCAAATCGTAGGTGTACAGCCAATGACCGGCCCTGTTGGTCTGGCATTCGCACTTAGATTTACAGCGGGCGATGCAGCATCATCTGGTAACTATGCAGATGCCGCAAACACCGAAGTAGGATATAACACAATAGATAACACATACTCTGGTACAGGTACTTATGATAGTTCTGTACCTTCTGGTACAGGTACAGCAGTAGCAACCGCAGAAGCACTCGGTTCAGCCGCAGGTACTGGTGTTGGTATTGATATGGGTATCGGCGTTGGAGCTGGTAATCATATAAAAGAAGTAAACATGACTGTTGAAAAGGCTCAAGTTGAGGCTAAAACCCGTAAACTTAGAAGTCGTTGGTCATTAGAAGTTGCTCAAGATTTAAAGGCTATGCACGGACTTGATCTTGAAGAAGAAATGATGGATATATTGGCATACGAAATCACCGCAGAAATTGATCGTGAACTCGTATATAATATTGACACTATTGCAACAACAAGTACATGGGATTTCAATAATCCAGCTGACGCAGATGGTCGTTGGGAAATTGAAAAATACAGAAATCTTTATAACAAGCTTATAAGATTATCAAATCAAATCGCAATTAACACAAGACGTGGAGCAGGTAACTGGGCTGTATGTTCACCTGTAGTTTGTGCAGCATTTGAAACTCTTTCAGCTTTTACAGTAGCACCAGTAAATGCAGATGTTAACACAGCTGTAACTGGCGTTGCAAGAATCGGTAGCCTTGACGGAAGAATGACAGTATATCGTGATACTTTCCAAACAAGTAACCAATTCATCGTAGGTTATAAGGGACCAAGTGAGTATGATACTGGTATCATTTATCTACCTTACATTCAGCTTCTTGTTTCAAGAGCTACGTTTGAAGATTCTTTCAATCCAGCAATCGGATTGATGAGTAGATATGCCATCCATAGTCATATATTTGGAGCCGCAAATTATTATCAAAAATGTTCAGTAAGTAATCTGCCATAATTGATAATTTAATATAATTAGAAGGCCTGAGTAATTCGTTACTCAGGCCTTTTTTTTGCGGAAAATTAGTTTACATTTGACCTCTCTTGTAGTATAATAATAATATATGAGATTTAATAAAAAAGACATAGAGGATTACTGGTTCCAGGTAGATAATTTGATATATTGGTTTGAAAATAAACAAACTTTCCTTCGGGACATTAAGATAGGTATAAAAAACCTTGTCAAATGGTTTCCTGTTATCTGGAAAGATAGATACTGGGACCATACTTTTTTGTATGAGATTCTTAGGTTCAAATTAACTGATATGGAAAAAAATATAAGACATAGGGGTATGCATATTCGAGCAAAACAGGATGCAGACAAAATAAAAATATGTATGAACCTTCTTGACAGACTAATAGAGGACGAATATATTACCAACTCCCTTAAATTCCACGATAGAAAGTGGGGACAAGGTGATTTTATATTCACTGATATTGAAGGTACTGATACGTCAAGTCTGGATATCATACGACCTGGAGCAAACACTCCTGAAGAAAAAGAGGAGGAACGAAAAGGGTTTAGGAGATGTTCGACACACGCTGACTATCTTCAAGAACAGGATTTAACAATGCTTTTTGGTATAATGAAAAAACATATAAGGGGTTGGTGGGACTAATGTTTAAAAAAATAAACTGTACATATAATGATAATGTAGCCTGGTGTAAGAATAAAAGTATCAAGAAATGTTTATGGGGTTTTGGTGCTCGTCGTTGCTTGGTATATCACAAAAAATTTTGTTATTATCAAGTAAAAACCATGGTCTTACGATGAAAGACGCTGAGAAAGCAATCTCCATTTTAATGAATGAGGAGGCATAATGCCTGAATTAGATAGACAAAATTTGGAAGATGAATTTGGTTTGGTTACTGATGATAACACTGAAACAATAGAACCAGAAGGACCAGATCCATTCGAGGTAGAATTTAACGATGATAATTCCACCGAAAAGTTACTTAGAGATAATATTGACAGAGCAAATGGAATTCTTGACCAGATAGAGGAAGAAATGACTCGTGGTAATTTCTCAGCAAGACTCGTTGAGGTTTCTGGACAGATTTTAAATTCTATATCTACTTCTGTAAAAGAAATACAGCAAGGACAGTATGGAAAAAGTTTTCTATTATTAAAAGCACGGATGACTGATTTAAAAAAATATGAACTTGAAATGAAGTCAAAGCAGGGAAAAACACCCACAAATCAAAATCTTATTATTGCTGATAGAGAAGCCGTACTAAAGCTCTTAGAAGACTCTAAGAAGAAAGAAGAAAAAAAGGAAGAAAAGTAATTTACATAGATGAAAAAATGTAGTATAATTAATGTATTGATTGAGAAAATGAACAAAAAACTGATGAAAGGATAATTAAAAACATGCAAGATAACGTAGATTTTCGTGAAGTAATTGTAGCACAGAGAAAAGAGAAAGGAGTTCAAAACTGGACAGGATCAGCACTTGACTATCTTTATATGGTCAAAGATAAACCGGAGATCGCCCAGTTTGCCCCAGGCCGTATTTATAATATGATTATGAAACATGGTACTGAGGATGTTGCACTCAGTGAAAAAACAATGGGCTATGAGGATTTGGTAAGGTACAACTTTTTCAAAGATAAGATTTTTGGAACACTTGAGCCAATCCATGACCTTATGAAGTTTCTCAAAGCTTCAGCCCGTAGAACTGAGACTGGCAAGAGAATTCTTATTATGGTAGGACCAGTATCTTCCGGTAAGAGTACAATTTCAGCCCTTATAAAAAAGGGACTCGAAATGGACGATACCCAAAAGTACGTTATTAAGGGTTGTCCTTTACATGAGGAACCACTTCATGTTGTGCCTCTTGAAGATCGTGATAACTGGGAAAAAGAACTCGGCATCAAAATTGAAGGACATTTATGTCCTACATGTCAGCAAGTAATTGATAGTGAGTTTACCGATGAAAAAGGTGTTGTAAGATGGGAAGATGTTCCTGTTGTTCAGATGAAATTCTCTGAGCAGAGACGATTAGGTATAGGTACATTCCAGCCAAGTGATCCAAAATCACAGGATGTATCAGAGCTTATCGGTCGTGTCAATATGAGTAAGATCGCCCGTTACGGTGAAACAGACCCAAGAGCATACCAGTTTGACGGTGAGCTTCAAGTTGCCAACGGTGGTGTTATTGAGTACATCGAGATTTTGAAAGCAGATGTAAAATTCCATTACATCCTTATTACTGCCGCTCAAGAGCAGTTAATCAAATCACCTGGTTTTCCACAGATTTATATTGATGAGTTGATCTTATCACATACAAATCAGACAGAGTTTGATTCTTTCAAATCTGATAAAAAGAACGAAGCATTACATGATAGAATGTACCCAGTTTTCGTACCATGGAATGTTAAAGTAGACGATGAGATTAAAATCTATAAAAAGATGATTGATGAATCTGATTTTAAGGATATACATATATCACCGAATACTTTGAAGGTTGCCGCTCAGTTCGCAGTACTTTCAAGGCTTGTGCCATCAAACAAAGTTTCAAATGCCGTAACAAAAATGAAACTTTACAACGGTGAGATCACAGAGGAATTTAAAAAGACAGATGTTGATGTGAAAGCACTCAGAGAAGAAGGTCGGAAAAAGGGTGAAGGTATGAACGGTATTTCTCCAAGATTTATCATAAATGCCCTGAATGTTGCCCTTGGCCAGAAAGAAGAGAGAAAATGTATCAATCCAATTGATATCATTAGAGCCCTTCGTGAGAACTTCAACCATCACATCGGTATAACCGAAGAGGATACAGCAACATATTTGAACATCCTCGCAGGTGATAAAAACTCTGTTGCAGACGAGTATAAAGAGATCGCCAAAAAAGAGGTTAATATGTCATTCTTGGCGGCTTATGAAGATCAAGCACAGAACCTTTTTGATAACTACATGACCAATGTAACAGCTTTCTGTAAGAAAGATAAGGTTCAAGATAAGATCACCGGTGAATATTCTGATGCCGATGAAAAACTTATGAGGTCAATCGAAGAACTTATAAGTATCCCAGTGAACTCAAAAGAGACCTTCAGAAATGGCATCTTTGTCTATAAGGCAGAATATCTCAGCGAAGGTAAAAAGTTCACATTCAAGGATTACGATCCTGTTCGTGAGGCGATTGAAAAGAAACTCATGAACGACCTCAAGTCTGTTGTTTCACTTTCAATATCAGATACAACAAACACTGATCCAAAGGGTGTAAAACGGAGAAGTGAGGCGATGAACAGGCTTATAGCTAAGGGATATTGTGATCACTGTGCCAGCGTTTTACTACAGTTTGTTGGAGAAGTAATAAGAAAGGAAAACTAGTTTTCCATAATTCAACAAAAAAGGTGCGGCCTTTTATAGGCCGCACCTTTTTTTTGCGTTTACTTTGTGTTAGTAATGTGTTATAATGGACATACGATTGAGTGAGGATTAAGAATGTTTGATGATATGATAAGTGAAGGAAAAAATAAAACTGGTAAGAAACCAGAAAATATAAAAGACAGGAAAGATACATATAATGATAAACAATGTCCTAAATGTAAGTCGGTTAATGTTATATCAACAGGATATGAAAATATTCCACCATATTTCAATATGAAAGTAATGAGATGTTTGAATTGTAATTTTTCTTGGGTTGTATTACCAGTATAATGAGGAGAGAGTATATGTTTGAGGATTTGGTGAAGAAGGAAAAAAGAACCACAGGAATTATATGGGATATAAAGGGATATCTTAAAGATCCAAAATGTATAGATTGTGGTTCAAAAAATATACAGGAAGAACCCAGAGGAATGGTAAATCAGTTCTTTAATAAAAAAATGGTCTGCAGTACATGTGGTTTAAAATGGTATGTAACATGTAACTCACTTGTACCTATAAGGTAATAGAATGATAAACGATGATTTAATAGTAATAACAAAAGAGGAAAAAAAGACTAAAAAGGGTAAGAGGTTAAAGATTATAAAGGACACAAGTTCTTATAACAATTCGCCTTCTACATGTCTATTATGTGGGTCTACCAATATAAGATTCAATGGTGGAAAATTTATGTCCAGAACTTCTTTTAGACAAAAAATGTTTTGTGATGATTGTAAGTGTGAATGGTTTGCAATTTTAAATAATAGTGGTTTAAAAGCCGATTGGCTTGAAATAGAGATAAAGGAAGGAGATTAAGAATGGGTATCGTACATCATGATGATTGGGAGCTAAGTGAAAAAGGTAAAAAAGACGCAGAAAGACATCAAGAAAAAATTGATGATGCAATCAGGAAGAGTGTAAAGGATGTTATCGGTGAAGAATCCATTATCACCAAACGAAAAGGTAAGAAAGTTCGTATTCCTGTAAAAGGTCTTAAAGATTATCGTTTTGTTTATGGTAATGATGGAGAAGGCGGTGGTTCTGGTGTCGGCCAAGGTGATGGAGAAGGTGGTGATATCATAGGTAGACAAAAAAAAGATGGCCAGGGTCAGGGTGAAGGCGATAAAGCAGGAAACAAACAGGGTAATGATTACATGGAAACCGAAGTTGATATTGATTACCTTATCAAGATAATGTTTGACGATCTTGGTCTTCCTTATATCGAGGAAAAAACAAGAAAGGAAACCCTTGTACCTAAAGGGTGGAAATTTGAGTCAATTTCAAAAACAGGTATTATGCCAAGAGTTCATAAAAAGAGAACCATAATGGAAGCAATCAAAAGAATGGTCTCTTATGAAGCAGAGATTGTAGATGAAACTGGATGTACTGAGGATGAGGCTCGTAGAGCTTTGATGCAGTCAAAAGGTGATATCAATGATGCAATTGATATTATGAAAGAAGGCAAGCTCACTGAAACTAGAAGTAATATCATGATTGAAGATGATGATATGAGGTACAAACAAATTGAACACGATGAGGAGTATTGTTCTAACGCTGTTGTTATAGCAATGATGGATGTATCTGGTTCAATGACCAGTGATAAAAAATATCTGGCTCGTTCAATGTTATTCTGGCTTGTAGAATTCTTAAAGAAATGTTATGATAATGTTCAAATTAAGTTCATTACTCATACCACGACAGCCCAAGTTGTTGATGAAGACACATTCTTCCACAAGGGAGAAAGTGGTGGCACAATGTGTGGTTCAGCATTTGAAAAAGCCAACTACATGATAGATACAGAGTTCCCATTAGACTCGTGGAATGTATATTGTGTATATCTTGGAGACGGAGAAGATTGGAGTCCACAGGAAACAATTCCAAAGATTGAAGAAATGGTAAGTAAGAACATAAACATGTTAGCATATGCAGAGATACAAACTGGTGGGGGTTACTACTCATCAACTAACGGACTGTTAACAACCATAAAGAATAAATGGCCCTTCAAAGTAACATCAAGACAGGGAACGAATTTTTATAAAAATGACGAACATAGATTACTGTTAGCCGTAATAAAGAAAAAAGAACATATATGGGAGACATTAAAACACTTCTTATTTGAGAAGAAAGGAGCAAAATAAATGCAGAAAAGTGAACTTGGAAGACTGATAAAAATTGAGGATAGATTAAATCAAATTGCAACAGATGATCTTGGAATGAAATATTGTCCAATAGAATTTGATATTATACCTCCTCAGAAAATGTTAGAAATAATGGCGTACCACATGCCTACCAACGTATCAAACTGGAAATATGGTAGAGATTATGAAAGACAAAGAACTATATATGAAAACGGTTCAGGTGGTTTACCATATGAAGTTGTTATTAACTCTAATCCTTCAAGAGCTTATCTCATGAAGGAAAATACCTTCGCAGTACAAGCTCTGGTTATGGCTCATGTTATAGGACATGTTAATTTTTTCACTGAAAATAAACATTTTTGTGAGACAAGGCGAGACATTGTGGAAATTATGTCAGAAGCCAGTAAGCGTTTTAACAAATTTGAAATTATGTACGGTATTGATGAAGTTGAAGCAGTGATTGACGCAGGACATGCGTTACAGTTACACTCAAGTCCATTTGATACGGAAACGGAAAAAGAAAAGCTTGAAAGGTGTTTTAGACAGAAAAAACTTACAAATAAAAAAGGCCCCGGAGAGCAATTTGGAGATTTGGTAGAAAGTAATAAGCCTGATCCTGGTGAAGAAGTACATCTTTATAACCAGAAACTTTACAGATATCTTAAACTTCAAACGCCTGTTGAGCCTACTGAGGATATTTTGAGATATGTTATTGATAATTCTCCTCAACTTGAAGACTGGCATAAAGATATACTTGAAGTTTTGAGAATTGAAGGTCAGTATTACTGGCCTCAGATGAAAACAAAGTATATGAATGAAGGTTGGGCTACATATTGGCATGAAAAAATGATGGGTACATTATTCAAAGAGGAACTTTTGAGTGTTTCTGATCATGCTCAGTACAATTATTCCAACTCACTTGTTAAAGCCATGAATCCTGGTGGTATGAATCCTTACCATATAGGTAGTGGTATGTGGGAAGACATTAAAGAAAGATGGGATAAAGGTCGTCACGGTCGTGAGTATGAAAACTGTGATAACAGAGAAGAAAAAAAGAACTGGGATACAAAAGAAGATAAAGGTACTGAAAAATTGTTTGAGTCAATGAGAACTCAGACTGACTGGTTCTTCATGCAAAGTTTCTTGACACAAGAAGTTGTGGATAAACTCAAGCTTTATATCTATATGGCAAAAGAAGAATATTCACATACGGATTTTGTCATCACAGGCCACCAAGCAAAAGAGGTTGCCCAGATTATAATCAATAGCTTTGCCCATAGTAACATACCAAAGATCGAGGTTACCAACGGTAACTTTAATAATACAGGTGAAATGTTACTTGAACATAAATGGAGTGGAGCAAACCTTGATAAGGTATATTCAGAGGAAACTTTGAAACATATATGGAGATTATGGGGTAGACCTGTAACGCTGACCACTCAGATTGATAAAAAGGTTGTATCATACAAAGTATGTTCAAAAGATCAAGCTCCAAGCTTGAATATGAGTGGAAAACCATTAGTTCAAATGTCACAAGGTTTGACTGATATACCTGGCAATACACTGAACAAACCAAACAACAAGGGATATAATCCCATGGAAGTGGACACAACATATGTGATGATAGAAAAATAGACATATAATTCTCACATTAATTAGGTAAAAAGCCTTCTACTTGTTCTAAATAAGGATAATAGAAGGCTTTTTTATGCTTTGAACTTAATATGAGGAGATGTAACTTGGATATAATAAAAACTATAGATATATATCTTATCGGTGAAGAATATATGCTAACCGAAATATCAGGAGAAATAGCATATGATAAATTCTATAACTACATGCCTATAAATACTTTTATGGCAATTGTAAGTGCAGATCCAACCTCAAAAATAAAAGGAAAGGTGATTAAAAAACTTGGAAAATTTTCCAATACTATATTGAATTGGTATAAAAAAGGAAAACTGGAAATTAAAAATTTAGATAGTCTAAGAAAAAAACTTATAAACTTTAAAGGAGATATAAGTAGGTTAAAATCTTTTGACGAATTGGCGGAACTATCAAGTAACGAATCTAATGAGGTTATATATTCAGATTCACAATGGATTGTGGAAATACCTAAAGACTTTGAAAGCTCTTGTGGTGCTTATGGAAAAATAACATCATGGTGTACGGCCAGTAAAAGTAGAGGTCCTACACATTGGAAAAGTTATAACAAAAAAGGAAAATTATATGTTATAAGGAATAAGAATAAACCTAATAAGGAGTTGTATCAATTGTTTATTAATAAAAACAATATAGATACTGAAATACAAGACAGAAGAAACGATGATACAATGGATTTGGAAGATTTCTTTAAGGAAAATGAAAAGTTAGGAAAGTTCTTTGTGGATAAAATAGGATTAAAGATATTAGACACATTCAGAGTACTTGGTAGGAGATTTCACTATGAAATAAAAAATGGTGTTTATGTGTTTGCTGAGATGAACATTGATGATGCAAACCTTAAAGAAATACCACAAGAATTGAAGGATCTTGGTGAATATCATGTGAGAGGATACTTTGATTGTAGCATTAATAAACTTACATCATTAGAAGGAATACCAACAAGTATAGGTGGACTTTTTAGGTGTGGCCAAAATAAACTTACATCATTGAAATATGCACCAAAGATTATGAATAGTGATTTTTATTGTAATAGTAATAATTTAACTTCATTAGAAGGTGCACCAAAGAGTGTTGGTGGTGATTTTCATTGTGATAATAATAAACTTACAACATTGAAAGGTGCACCAGAGAATGTTGGTAAGAATTTTCATTGTAATGATAATAAACTTACAACATTGAAAGGTGCACCAAAGATTGTCGGTGGGAACTTCGACTGTTCTAATAATACAAAACAATTTACAAGAAAGGAAGTAAGAAAGATAAGTAAGGTAAAGAGAAAAGTAACAATAAAGTGGTAAGGATATATAGATAAATTAAGTAAAAAGCCTTCTACTTGTTCTAAATAAGGAATGATAGAAGGTTTTTTTATGCTTAGAATTTAATGTGAGGAGATGTAATATGGATATAATAGAAAGAATAAATATATATTTTATTTGTGAAGAATATTTAAAAATTAATGGTAAATCTTTAAAATATAATATTAAAGGAAATGTAAGTGTATTTAATAAGATAGATATTAGTAATCTCAATCTTAAAGAATTACCACAAGAACTTAAAGATTTAGGGGAATATAGTGTAAAAGGTAATTTTAAATGTAATGGTAACAAATTAATCTCACTTAAAGGATCACCAAAGAATGTTGGTGGAGATTTTTGGTGTCGTGGTAATAAACTAACCTCATTAGAAGGATCACCAAAGAATGTTGATGGAATTTTTTGGTGTAGTAATAATAGACTAACTTCACTTAAAGGATCACCAAAGAGTGTTGGTGGATTTTTTGACTGTACTGAGAATAAACTTACATCATTGGACGGAGCACCAAAGATAGTTGATGGTAATTTTAGGTGTAGTGGTAACACAAAAGAATTTACAGAAGAAGATGTAAGAAAGGTAAGTAAAGTTAAAGGAAATATATATATAAAATAAGAAGATGTGTTGAAACGTAGGGGGTGATTTAGATGCCGGTGAAATATGATCAATTTGTTAAAAGACCTGGAGAGGAGATAGAATATTCACCAGAAGATATAGTAGAATTAGGCAAATGCCGTGATAGTTTATTCTATTTTATGAAATATGTCAAAATCATCAATCCTGATGAAGGAGAAATGCTTTACGAGCCTTACGACTATCAAAGAGACCTCCTGAAACTTTATAAGAATAATAGATTCTCTGTATCTTTATGCTCACGTCAAAGTGGTAAAACCACGACAGTATGTGTATACGCTTTATGGTACGCCCTTTTCAATAAGGATAAGAATATAGGTATCGTTTCCAATAAAGAATCCTCAGCAAAAATGATATTGGCCAGATTGAAAAGAATGTGGGAGGGACTTCCACTATGGCTAAAACCAGGAGCATCCGAATATTCCAAAATGTTCGTGACCTTTGATAACGGGACGCGAATTTTTATATCAGCTACATCTGCTGACGCTTTTCGTGGTGAATCCATGAATCTATTAATTTGTGACGAGTTTGCTTTCGTACCTGGTAGTCAAGCAGAAGAATTCTGGGCAGCAAATTATCCAACAATTTCCGCATCAAAGAAAGCCAAAATTATAATTATATCCACACCTAACGGTCTATTCAATATATTCCATAGAATCTATAGTCAATCCGAAGCAGGCCTCAATACATTCAAACATAAGAAGGTTACATGGAGTGATGTCCCAGGAAGAGATATAGAATGGGCTGAGGAGCAAGTAAAAAATCTTGGTAAAATTAAGTTTGCTCAAGAGTTTAATGTTGAATTTGTAGGTTCTACAAATACCGTTATATCTCCTGAAGTTTTGAAAGTATTACTTTCTATTAGTAAAGAACCAGAGATAATGGATTTACAAGATAGATTATCAATTTATGAAAAACCTGAAAAAGATGCAAAATATGTTCTTGGTGTTGATCCTGCAAAGGGTACTGGTGAAAACTGGTCAGTTATACAAGTTTTAAAACTTATAAGAATGACACCTATTAAAATGAAACAGGTTGCCGTTTTCAGACATAACCAAACAGATGTGTATGATTTTTCTGATATTATAAATCGTATATCATATTATTATAACAACGCACATATTATGTGTGAAAATAATGGAGAAGGTTCTGCTGTTATACAAAGAATTTGGTGGGAACATGAAAATGAAAATCTTGTTAATACTGGAATGAAAACAGCTAATCTTGGAATTCGTGCAACAAAAACAACTAAACCTAAGGCTGTTCTACTCATGAAAAAACTTATAGAAGATGGAAGTATTGAACTTATAGATAAAGAAACTATAGAGGAATTAGGATCATTCATTGAAGAAAAGGGTAAATTCTTTGGTAAAGATAAACCTGATGACTGTGTAAGTGCTTTATATTGGGGATCTTATATCTTAGAAATGAATATTTTTGATGAATCTTTTTCTTTTGAAGAAAAGAAAGATAGTGAAGAAGAAATATGGGGTATATTATCAGATATAGAAAGTGAAGTAGAAGATTGGTCGTGGGTTACCGATAGTTCATTATACGATTAATTTCTATTTACCTTCCTTTGCTTCCTCTCCAATTCAATCCTTTCAAATGCTTCTACCACTCCTGGGTCAAAATGTCCCATTATAGAAGTATAGTATATATAATCCTTTATTAAATTATGGGCCGCCTTCATATTACACGATAAACAAATATAAATCAGGTTCCACTCATTACAATTTATATGGTTTCTATCTACGTGGTGGACGCAATAATTTTTACTTTTACTGCTACACTTACGACCTTGACAAACACCACCATCCCTTACTTTTATTTTTACCTTCAATTCCTTCGTAAAGTCGGATGTGTATGGGTAATTACCTTGTCCGTCTATATACAAAGGATGACTCTTACCACTAGTAGAAACACTCATTTTCCTTTTACTTTCCTCCGAGTGTTTCTTCCCATAAAAAGGATGTTTATCTCCGACATACCTTCCTTGCATATAAGAACTCAACTTCTTTTTGGTTTCTTCTGACTGTTTCCGACCTTTACAACCTTTCTTTACCTCACTCATTTTCCTTTTAGTTTCTTCTGAATGTTTCCGACCTTTCCTTGCTTTACCTATATTTCTTTTATGTTCTTCGGATAACTCACGGTCTTTACTGATACATTTCTTATCACAATAGTTATTCTTCACCTTACTTCCCTTATTTCCCTTATAATAAAACATTTTGGAGCCACAACGATGGCATACACCTATAAGGTAGTGTTTCCTATTTTTATCCCTCCACATCCCTTCAATCGTTGGATGTTTCGTTAATCCTTTTGCTATTCCATCTTTATATTTCACTTATTATCCTTTATATTAGTAAGGTGGTGGTAAGTCCAATTAAAATGATAAAACTTGGACTTTCACACCCATTTATTTTTATTCCACCTCCATTATATACTACCACGACAGGTAGTAAACTTACTAAAAATACTTAAACACTTTTTTATATTCAGATTTTTTTATATAAATATAATGAGTGGTAGGTTTACTTTTTTTGAGGATTTTTAAAAAATCCAGTAAAAAAACGGGTAAAATTATTTATAAAAATATAAAGGAAATAATATGACAAAAATAGAACTTGCGGAAAAAATAAGAAGAAGATTTGGACACCCCATGGTAAAAGTGGAGTTAGATAACTCACAAATTTTTGATTCGATTGATTTTGCTCGTCAAAAGTGGATAAAATGGGCAGTAGGACAAAGTACACACGAGGTTTTCTTCACAATTGCACTCTCTGGTGGTCAAAATTTTTACGATCTACCTATAGGTGTTACTGAAATAGTAGCCTATCTATCGGACTTTTCTACAGGTGGGATTAATACGCTGTTTACTATAGACAATTACATGTATAATCAGGGACTATATGATGGTATGCGAACAACATCTGGTAATCCATATTCTATGATTGATTATCATATAGCTTTGGACTTTTTGGAGACGCTAAGAAAATATACTCCTGATTCGTATAACTGGAAGTATCACCGATATTCAAATCAATTAGAAATTCATCCGGCACCATCTTCTGGGTCATCATTAGAGGTATTAAACGCATCAGGTGGAACAATAGTGATTGACTCACCGGGATTTATTTTGTTGAAGGGTTACATGATTGAAGGATCTACATATTCTGATTGGGAAACTGGCGACAGTAATACTGATTTTTATGGTGAGGATTGGATATTAGATTATGCATTTGCACAGAGTATGGTAATTATTGGACGCATCAGAAATAAATTTGCCAATTTTGCGTCAATTGGTAATGTTGGAATATCACTTGATGGTGATTCTCTAATCTCCGAGGGTAATGAGAAAGTTCTTGCTCTTGAGGAAAAATTACACCTGGAAGAGGCATTTGATGGATATGGTATACTTTTTGGGTAATATAAAGGATAATGAGATTGATGAAAATATAAATAGGAGTTTAAAATGAATAAAGTACAATCAGCATATGAAAAAATGATGAGTGAAGGAACAATTAAACAAATAATTAAACCTGAACAAAAGGTTGATGAGTTTGGAAGAGATGGTGGATCGCCAGGTACAAACCTTGAACAAAGAGTTAAAAAACTTGAACAAAGAATGGATAAGATAGAATCTTTACTAAAATTGATGAAAAGACAGGCTGACTAATATGATAACAGAAAAAATAGATGAATATTTAAATGAAGCTAACGATAAAAAGGTTGATGAAGTGAAAACCGGTCAAAAAAGAAAAATTAATATGATAGATGATATTATTAAACAGTTAAATAATGTAAAGAAGAAAATAAAAAGTGGAAAGGAAGCGGAAGCTTTTGATTTAATTTATAATATGGATAATGAAATTAAACATCTAAAGTCAATGATAGATTTTTTATAGAAAAGGAAATTAATATGATAACAGAAAAAATAGATGAGTATTTAAACGAAGGATTGAGTGAAGATGATTTTGAATATATAGATACGATTATAGAGAAGGAAGGATTTGAACAAGCATTTCTTGATTTTGGATCAAGTTTTAAAAATATACAAGATAAAAAATTTCACGCTTTAAGAAAAAAGTTTATTAAAGCTACAAATGAATTAAAAGGTTATATTTATTAAGGAGCAACAATGATAACTGAAAAAATAGATGAGTATATAAATGAAGTTATAAAAAAAGAATTGAGTGATGAGGATGTTGAAGATTTATCAGGTATTATGGATAATGAAGGATTTGGTTATGGATTTATGGATTATAGTAATTTCTCAGAAATAAAAAATTCTAAGTTTCACACTTTAAGAAAAAAGTTTGTTAAAGCAGGAAATGACCTTCGTGATTTTTTAAGAAATGCTGGAGTAGAGGTATAATTAATGGCTAACCCTTTCGAAAGTAGTAAACCTGAATGGAATATGTACGATCTGGAAGACAATCCAGAGCATAAGTTATTCGTAGGCTATATCACAGAATTTACGGACATCAGTGGTATTGCTATAGATTATTATATCAGAGATGAAAGTATTGCTATGGACCAACTCTATGGAGAGTCCACAAACACAGAATACTTGGATGCATTAAGAACAAAAATTATATATGAACCTACAGAGGAAGTAACATCTACCACAGGATTTGGTATAACATCAGAGGACATGGTGCAATTTGCCTCAATACCAAAATTTACTTTCTCAAGAGATGTATCTGGTTCTTACAGTCCAAAACCAGGAGATGTATTGAAAACTCTTTGGAACAATCAAGTATATGAGGTTGTAGATGTTCATGAAGAATCACAAATATTTCAATTGGAAAAATTAATATGGGAATTTATTTTAAAGCCTTTCAGATTCTCAGATCAATCAGATTCAGCAGACATAACCGAATCTGCTCCTATTTCAGCATGGGGAGACAATGAATTTATAGAAGATGCTTCCGATGTCATTGATGATTATTCAGATGTAGATACCGAGACTTACGGCTATTAGGAATTAATAAATGAAAAAATACTATTATAATAACATTCTAAGAAAAAATATAATCCAATTTTTGGATCTTTTCAATGATATCAAAATTGTAAGATATAACAGAGATGGAAGCAGACGATCAAGAATAAAGGTTCCATTAAAATATGGACCTAAAGAGAAGATATGGTATTGGGTAAATGAGAGAAAGAGTGAAGAAGTTCTTCCTATAATGTCAGCATCAATAACTTCTATTGAATTTGCAGCTGATAGACTTGGTAATAGATTAAGCACTATTTTAAAGAGTTCAACACCAAGTGCTGGTAGATTGGAAAGATTTCCTAATACAACACCATACAATATATCATTTACAATAAGTCTATGGTCTCTTCATATGGTTGATGTAGATCAAATACTTGAGCAAATACTTCCTTATTTTGCACCTGAAATAATGATGAGAGTTAATATTCCAGAATATGATGCATCTATTGATACCAAAGTAATATTTCTGGCTTGCTCTCCTGAAGTTAACGATATCATGGCTGATGATGAACCAAGAGTTATAAAATGGAATATTGATTTTATGGTTCATACATACATGTTTAAACCTCTTGAAATTCTTGGAGGCACTAATGGTGGGGTTGTTGAGAAAATGATAACAAGATTTTATACGGACAAAGATACTTGGGAAGAACATAGATATGAAGATCCTACAAGTATGTTTACATCTGGTGCTAGTGGTCATGAAGCTGAATCATTAGTAATAGAAGGTTCCACACCATGGGAAACAGAAGCAGGTAAAATGTTAGATTATGAAATATTTGATGGTAATGAAAATCATGGAAATACACATCTTGCCGAATTTGGTGACGATGGATTTTTAGATAGCATCTACCAATAGGAGTATAAATGGCTCTCGCTACACAAGTAAATAAAAGTTCGCCAACAAATTTTGAATTAGTATTTCCTCTTATACCAAGAGCTGCTGGTTTTAAAGATAATGATGAACTCACTTTAAATATATTTTCAACAATCATTCCTAGTTTAACATTAGAAACAGGTATTGATGATTGGATGGGAACAAAAAGAACAAAGGCTACAGGTAAAGCAGAATGGGAACAATGGAATGTAAATTTCCTTGTTGATTCGGAATTTAAAAACTGGCAGTTACTATTTAAATGGATAATGTACATCAATAATTCTAAAGATAAATTTTCAGAAGATTATAAAAATTATACAGTAGACGCAACATTAAGAATTATTGATAATTTTCACAATGAAACTTTAAAAATCTTTTTTGTAGATGTTTGGCCTAATATGTTAGGCGAGGTATCATTATCCCAAAGAGAAGGTGAAAGTCTTTTAGAATGTCAGGCGTCATTTGTATATAATAGATTTGAAATTCGTGCTATTGAATAAGATAATTTTATAAATAATTTTATAAATAATAGTATAAATAATAGTAATGAATATGCTTATGCAGATTACTGCATAATGAAAAGGAGAAAAATAATATGGCACTATATTTAAGCCCATTAGTAGATGTAAACGAGATTGACTTATCCACAACAATTCCAGCAGTAGCAACATCAATTGCTGTAACTGTACTCCGTGACACTTATAAAGGTCCTGAGTTAAAAAGACAATTAATAACCACGGTTGATGAACTTATAGATATATTTGGTGAACCAGAAACAAGATCATATGTTGATATTCTTACTGCGACAGGATATTTAAAATTTGGTAACACATTATATTGTACAAGATGTATGTCAGATGATTCAACATTTTCCGGAATGTACACATCTGCGGCATCTGGTACTACAGCAACATCATACTCTACAGCAAACGCCTATATCTTAGGTGATTTTGATAGTACAGATCCAGATGAATTCGCTGATGAAGCGTTCGGAGCAGCTTCTCCTGAACTAACTTCAAATATTGCATTCATTGCCTCTTCAAGAGGTGCATGGGGTAATAACATAAGAGTAGCTGTTCTTGGTAAAACAAAATTTGATGAAGTTAAAGCAAACGCAGGCGATACATTAAACACAACAGGTCTTTCAACAACACTTTACAATGATGTAATTGATGTTGATATGACACTTGATGAAACAACTGATCTTATGATACTTGTAAGTGTTATGAGTCAAGGGAAAACTACATATTCTGTTAAAGAAACATTTTACACATCTGTTGATCCAAATAAAAAAGATGATGAAGGTAGAAATATTTTTATAGAAAATGTAATCAATCAAGAATCTAATTATATAAGAGTTGCTATATCGGCAGCAACAAATAATACTGATGTATCCGTTATGGGTCATCTTGATTATCAAAGTTTTGCCGGTGGTCAGAATAGTGATGATAGTCATGTAGCTGATGTTGTATCAGATGCAAACATTATTGAAGCATTTGAATTATATGAAAGTCCTGAGGAAATTGATGTTAATATTTTCATTGACTCTAATAAATCAACTACAGTAAAATCAAGCCTCATAGAGATTTGTGAAGCTAGATTAGATTCAGTTGCAATACTTGATTGTCTTAGTACATCAGTAATAAATAACAAAGGTTCTGAAACAACTGACCTTAGAGATTATAGAACAACAACTCTTAATGAGAATACAAGTTACGCTGTTCTCTATGGTAATTGGTTGAATGTTTATGATAAATGGAATGCACAATATAGATGGATTCCAATGTCAGGACATGCTGCAGGAATTTTTGCTAATACGGATGATGTTAGTGATCCTTGGTTCGCTCCAGCAGGACTCAATAGAGCAATTCTAACAGGCATTAGAAAACTTGCATGGAATCCAACCCAAGGACATAGAGACATTCTCTATAAGAACGGTATCAACCCAGTTGTATCGTTTTCTGGTCAAGGTAAAGTTATATGGGGTCAAAAGAACCTATTAGATAAATCATCAGCATTCAATAGAATTAATGTTCGTAGATTATTTATAGTTCTTGAGAAGGCTATAGCAACAGCCGCTAAGTATTTCTTATTTGAGCCTAATGATGACTATACAAGACTTCTTTTAATTGATATGGTAGAACCTTTTTTGAGAGATGTTAAAGCAAGAAGAGGTGTTTATGATTTCTTAGTTGTATGTGATGAAAGAAATAATACACCAGAAAGAGTTGATCGTAATGAACTTTGGTTAGATATTTATGTTAAGCCTACCAGGTCTTCTGAGTTCATCGTATTGAATTTTATCGCAACTAAAACAGGTGCGTCGTTTACAGAATTAGTAACGGCGGTTACACCGTAATAATTAAGGAGGAAAAACATGCCTAATTTTGACATAGAAAGTTTTAAAGCTAATTTTGAAGGCGGAGCAAGAGCGTACCTTTTCTACTTCTTACCTACATTTCCTGGAGCTATTTCAGGAGGGTTAACAAGTGAGAAAGTTACATATCTTGTACGAAGTACTACTTTACCAGAAATGTCGTTGGAAGATATAACAACGAACTGGCAAGGATATGATTTCAAGATGGCAGGTAAACATACTTTTGCAGATTTTACAGTTACATTTAATGTTGATAAAGATGCTGCTATTTTAAAAAAATATAATAATTGGTTAACACTAATACATAATCCTGTTACAAATGTACATGGTAGTATAGATGATTATATGGTACCCGTACAAAGATTACAGCTTTTATCCATGGATGGAGCATCATTAATAGATTATAAACTTCATCACAGTTATCCAAAAACTTTGGGTGCTGTTACATTAGATTATTCTTCAAATGATACAGCACAGTTTGATATAACATTTGGTTATCAATATCATACTATAGAATAAAAAAAATAAAAAAAAATTGTAGGAGATAATAATGAGTGATTTTCGTGAATTTTTAAATGTGTATGAATTTGATTGTGTTTTACCAGGTAGTGGTAAAAAGGTTAAATTTAAACCCATCACTACCGGTCAATTGAAAACTCTTTTGACATATGAAGGTGAAACCGATCCTATGGTAATAGAGGAAGCATTAGATAAACTAATGTCCTCAGCTATCATAACGGAAGATTTTGATATAACGGATTTATACTTACAAGATAGATTTCAACTTCTTGTAGAAATAAGAAAAAGAACAAAAGGAAGTAAATATACATTTACACATACATGTAATAATAAAAAGTGTAAATCTGACACACTTCAATCTATTGATATAGGTAAAATGAAGGTTAAGAAACCTACAAAAGTAGATCAATGGGTAAAAGTGGATAAAGACATTTCTGTAAAACTTGTATATATAAAAAGGAAACATAATATTGAAGCATTTGAAACCCTTAAAAATATTGAAAGTTATAATGAAATGACTAAAACACAAAAAGATACAGAAATGACCATATTAACACATGCCGCTTCTATTGAATCTGTAAAAACACCTAAAGGTAAAGAAGCACCAGAGTTATTGGACAAACAATTTCTTTTAGAAAATTGTCCAACAGACGGTTATGATAAAGTTAAAAAATGGCATAAAGATAATGACTTTGGAATGGAATTTAAATTTATTTTTAAATGTGTCCATTGTAAGAGAAAGGAAACGGTGAATGTACCTACTGAAGGTTTTTTCGTCTAGTTAATCTGTTTACTAATGTAAGTCTTGAAACTATTGTGGAAGAACAATACTATCTATCGCGAAAAGCGGGTATAAGTATTACTGAAAGTAGTTATTTACCAGACTTTGAAAGAGAAGCTTACATTAATATGTTAAAAAATGACTTGAAAGAGGAATCTGAATTATAGTAAATAAGCCACACTTGAGGCAACTCAACGGACTTTAAAGGTCTAAAGGGCGTACAGTTCTTTAGACCTTTTTTTATGGAGAGTATATGGCTAACGAAGAATTAGAAAAAATTCTACAAAATCAAAAACAAGCTAATGAGACATCACAGAAACAAACAAGAGGATTTTTTAGTGGAATATTAAAAAAATTCTCCAACACTTCTGATGTAATAAAAAATGATGTTAAAAAGGCTGGTGATGAAGTTGGAAAACAAGTAGCAGAGGTTGCTGGTAAAGAAATGTCAGCAACAGCCTCAGCAATATCTAATATAATAAAGGGAGATATGGATAAAGTTGTTGGAGAGGTCGCCTCTCAAACATCTGATGTATTAGGTCCAGAATTAACTAAAGTTAGTAGTGTTGCTATAGGTTCACTTAAATCGACTGTTGGTATTGGAAAAGCATTGTTTGGTAAAGGTGAGGATGACGAGGAAGAATCTAAAACTGATAAAAATAGAAATACCATGCTTGGACAAATTGTAGATCATTTTAAAATGGAACAAAAGAGATGGGATCTTCAAAGTGATAAAGGATTTAAAGATGATGGTGTGTTTAAATATCTTCTTTTTACAGGCGCATTACTTTCAGGTATTATAGTAGGTTATATTTCAAAGTTCAAAGATGTTTTTCCTCCATTCTTTAAGTCCATGACTAAATTTAACAAAGTTTTTGGAAAAACACTGACAAAGTTTAATAAATCTTTTGGAAAAATATTAATAAAATTTAGAACAGGTGTAGGTACAAAACTTGGTAAAATAACAAGTATGTTTGGTGGTAACGGTATTATAGGCTCTAAAATTTTTAAGATGCAAGAAGCATTTCATGGCTGGAAATTTGATAGAATAACGGAACTGAGAGGCAAACTGAATAAGTTCAAGGCTCGTAGTATAGGAAAATCACTTACAAAATTTACAAAGACCGTTAGTGGTACATTCTCTAAAGCTGGTAATTTAATGAAAGGTAAATTCGTGGAATCTACAATGAAATTCATTACCAAATTTACAGGGATTTTTGGAAAAATGGGAAAGTTTTTCTCAGTAGGTAAAATAATAGGTAAGGTATTATTACCTGTAGAAATGATAGTAAAGGCCGTTACAGGTATTTTTCAAGGTGATACTATTAGAGATAAATTACTCGGTATGTCAGCTGGATTATTAGATCCTATATTAGCAATACCTGAAATGATAGGTAATGGATTACTATGGCTTTCAAGAAAAGTATTTGGAGAAGATTTTTTAAAAGGTGTTAAACTTGATTTTGGAATGGAACACATTATTGAAAAGATAAATTTGGTTACAGAAAAAGCTGAATCTTTTATACATGGAATCTTAGATGTATTTTTTCATCCTATTGATAGTTTGAAAACTGGTTTAGACGGAATAAAAACTATGTGGGAAGACTTCTCATTCTTGGATCTTATCAAAGACGCCACTGAAAATCTTATTAATTTTTTTACTGATCTTATTCCTGGTAAAGAAATGTTCGGTAAATTAAAAGGAATGTTTGGATTTGGTGGAAAAGTAAAAAAGGAAGGAGAGCTTGAAGTCACAGAAATACCAAGTAGAAGAATAGGTGGAGATATAGTTAAAACAGGACTTGTTAATCTACATAGAGGTGAAAGAGTTTTACCTGCAGATGTTGTTGATTTACCACAATCGGTAAAAAGAAAATCAGATTTTACCGAAATAAATAAAATGAAAAAAGTAGTTATACAATCCAGTATAATTGATAAAAAAAATGTATCAGATATGAATAGAAAGATACAAGAAAAACAATTAAAAGCTATGGAAAAAACAGAAATAATGACACAAGAAGGTAATGTTTCAGTTGTAACTGCTATAAGTAATATACAAGGTGGTGGTGATAGTGAAAGACCAATACCTGATGAAGTGGATAATATAATAACATCACTAGCTGTACAAGGAGCTTATTAATGGCCAAGGATACTTTTACATATACAGGAACACAAACTATACAAAGACCAAAAGAAAGTGCTACAATTCCTCAAGGTTCATTTGGTGATAATGCTTTATGGATAACAATGAAAGCAATAGAATTGAAATATCAAACAACTCTATCAAAAGGTGGGGGAATAACAAGAGGTAAAACAGGACCAACTTTTAAATTCTTAGCACCTGAGGTAATACAGGAAACAATTAGAAATGATTGGTCTCCTTATGAAAACTCAACGGTCAACTCACTTGCCAATAAAGCTATCACAGCTTCAAAAACTGTTAGGGATGTAAAAACCATAGGAAAAAATATTAAAAATACCCTTGGAGATTCAGCCAAAAGGAAAGAATTAGGTTCTGGGGCAAGATCCGCATTTAATGAAATATCAAATGGACTTGCAACAAAAGTACCTACAGAAAAGATTGATTCTCCTTTAACATTTACAGGTTCTGGAAGAAGAGAATGGAATTTTCTTTTTAATTTGATATCACAAAGTAATCCTTCTCTAGATGTAGTGGAACCAGTAAAAGACCTTATGAAATATTCCTCACCTGAAATTAGGGATTGGAATATAGGTATTGAACTTCCGTGGATTTTTGAATTAAAAACACATCCGAATGAACTCATAATATGTCAATTTGCGGCTCTGACTTCTGTACAACCTACATGGCAACAACCATATATAAATGGACTGCCAACAAGATGTGAATTAACTTTAAGTTTCTCTGACATGTCACCTCTTTATAGAACTACAATTAAAAAAGGTGGTATTATAAGGGTTGTTGATGAAAATGGAAAAACTGTTGGTTAGTAATTCTTTTCCTCTTCTGGAATATTATCACCACCAGCGTCTTTCCATCCGTCATCATATCCCCTTTTTAGTCCTTTATAGTAAAAGTGTATAGATGAACCTATAGTAATTATAATAAGTATAATAAGTATAGTTGTCATTTCTTTTTCCTCCATAATTTTTTTAAAGTTGTAATTTCAGAAATCAGTACATCTTTTCTTGGTATACCTGTACCTCTTTGATTCTTGAGTCCATTTATTCTCATATTTATCTGTTCTTTTATTTCATCAAGTGTTAATAGTGGAAAATTCTTTACGTGAATGTAAAACATTTAAACCTCCGTAAGTGTAACATTGTTAACGGTTATACCAAATTTGAGATTTATTTTTTTCCTCTCTACAGGACATATAAAATCAAAACTTATTTGTCTTTCTTCATTGGGAATTTTATTGAACTTACTTTCCCATTTATCACCATCTGTTCCACATTCTTCAAGAAACATTTTTATTAATTCTGTATCTAACTTCCAATCCATTGTATTTTCCTTTCTTATATTATTTTTCTTTTCTTTAAATAACTTTCCGCTTTATCCTTAGCCTCGTCTTCCGTTCTTCCTACAATCACTTTACTTATAACTACTTTTGTTTTATTAACATTATAGTACAGGTCATATATCACCAATGATCTCTTACATAATCTAATAATCATATTATCAATATGATACCATTCATTATTACCATTTCTTTTCCATGGTCCCGTTGAACCATCTATTATATCATTAAACATTTACTACTCCTTTTTTAATTCTAAACTTACCACATTTTAATATAACTGGTAATCCATTTCCATCGAACATTACACCCTTAATTTTTTTAGTTTTCTCAAAAAAATTTGGTTGTAATAAACATGATCCTGATACCTTACCTTTACCACCATTACTCCATTGTACTTGTAATCGTACAAAAAATAAATTATCGCATTTACTACAAAGAGTTTTATTAACACTCATGATTATATTATATGCTCTCCTGTTCCATTAATTATAATTTCAGTTGTATCACCATCACCGTTAGTAATAACGATTGCTCCTGTATCCTCATCAACAGCTATATCAACATCTGTAGCCTTTTTACCATTGATTTTAATATCAATTATTCCAGCATCCATGGCATCTTTAAGTTCCTCTTCCATGTTTCTACTTAGAATAGTTTCTAAGTCTTCAAAATCATCTACCATTTTTCTCTCCTTCTTTTATATCATCTTCAAATATTTTTTTATAAATTTTCTTTCTCATTTTAATAGCCTTTTCGGTACTTATCATTCCTAACTGCTTTGCGGTGTTAACATTTTCCAATTCTATTTTTCTTTCAATATCCATTATCTTTCACCCCATTTTATTAATCTTTTAAACCAACTCTCACGCTTTGGTCGTGGTTGTTCACATGCTTTCGAAAAACTATCCACCACTTCTTTGAGTTCCGTTATCTCACTTGCAATGTCACATAGTATATTCTGTACCTTTATTTTACGAGTATTACTAAGATCCTCACTTCTATATGTCATTTTTTTATCATCATACTTTCCCATTCATTTCCTCCTCAGTCATACATTTATATCCACCACCATAATATGGACACTTTTCTTTACAGCCTTTAAATCCTTTATGAAAAAATCTGTGAAAACAATCTTTTATTAAACAAAGCTCGTGATTATCACATCTTACTTTATTACGCTTTTGTTTCTTCCTTCTCCTTGACATCTTATCTTATGTAACCTGAACATTTTATTATCTCAACATCTTTTGGTAAAATCTGCTCAAGAAGTTTTGTAATACCAATTGAATCACTTGAATAATGTCCTGCAATAATAACATTCATGTTATATTTTTTAACTTCTTTTTCATGTTCAGTACCCATATGCATTCCAACTATTGTATCAACACCTGCATAAGACAACCTCTGATAAATGTTTTTGTTTCCACTTGTACCTCCTGTGAATTCAACAAATACTTTACCGGCTTTATTAGATTTTGAACCAACATGAATAACAGGACCCTCTCCCATTTTCTTACCTTTTTTATATTCAGGATACTCAAGAAGAATATCAATTATATCTCCAAGGGTTTCAGGAGAAGCTTTATCAATCGTACTCTGTACATTTGCCTGAACCATATTATCTGCTGGAGTGTGTAGACAAATATATGGTATTCCTAGAATTCTTGCAAAATCAATAGGTCTTGAAAAGTTTGACCCCATTATACTTTTTCTTACCTCGTTTTGTCTATGCCGTATAAGTCCTGTTGCGGTACTGATAGGAACACCTAATTGATGATGAACATCGGCTTGCATACTCATAACATCAGGAAGCCCTGCATAACCCATACCTTCTGGATGATGAGCTATAGCCAAATCAACACCTATATGACTTGCGAGAAGTAATTCAGGACCTTCAAGATCAATACCAACAAGTATCTTCTTCACATTTGAAACACCATCTTCTAAGTTAAATAGAATTCTTGAATCAGGATATGGATTCAATAATTTATCTGTATCAAAATATTCCTTATCCTTTTCTTTAAGTTTATCCCATTGTTTTTTTGTATCTACAAGAATCTTCCTTACTTCTTTAAAACCTCTAGGATCAAACTCCATTCCTGTTGCTATTGCCTTATTAAAAATTTCAGCTGTCTTCATTTAATCTCCTTTTTTTATCACCTTTTATTATATCATATAAATGTAATTATGTAAATTACAATTCTATTTCTCTGAACCATTCATCCACTTCATTTTTATCCAATATATCAACAGTGTTTACAGGAGAACAACTAACATTTCCATCTACACAATTACATCCATTGATATCACACATAGAATCTTTAATATGAGGTTTTTTATGATGACATTTACCATGCCAATCACAAATTACATACGCATCACATATTACATAATCTTCCATTTAGAAATCTCTGTCTTCCAAAACATGACCACAGTCACATTTATTATCGGGATAATATACAATAAGTCCACATGATGTACATTGCATAGAGCCATGGTTACATCCAAGACAATTATGGTCACAGTCTACCGTATCGTAAACACAGCCATCACTTTTATCATCTATCCACATTTATCCTTTCCTTCTCTTTATATATTTCCAACCTACATCTTCACTGATAACTCTCTTTGGTGGTGGAGGTGGAGGTGGATGGGATGGTCTTGGGTATTTTTCCTGAATAGCACAAGTTTTTGTAAGATCGTTAGCCAAATGACATTTAGCCATTAAAAATCCAAGTCTTTTAGGTTTTCGTGGACAACTTGAAGGACCTTTAAAATGAATACAATTTATATTTAATCCTTTTCTCATTATATTTGATAGTCTACTTCCACACTTAATGTCTCCAGTGCTTGTTTATATATAGCAGCTATAAGAAAGTCTGACCTCTTATCACTTGAAAGATTAACATGATCAAAAAAATCGTCCCATGTGACCTCACTGTCTTCCTGTAAATTGTCACAGTATTTAATATACTGCTCTGGTAAATATTGATCTCCATTATCTAATAACTTTTCACCCATTATATTCTCCTTTAAATTCTATATCTAGTTTAACATAAAATAAACAAAATGTAAATAAAGCATTTATTTCAAATATGGTTTATACTTCAACATCAGAAAATAAATCATCTATATCAATGATAAGTGGTATACAAACATGAGGCCATTTATTATCAACATGTCTTAAACATGATAGACCGTCACAGTGTTTATGAGGTATTCTATGAGTACATGTATAACATATACATTTATCAGCCATGGGACAAATCATCATAATTCAAACAACTCATCAAGACCAATAATATATTCCGAGTCTTCTAGATCCCATGAATTATATCCATTCTTTATACCATTATCCCATTTAACTTTAAATGGACAAGTCCATTCTAAACCTAAAACTTTATAAACGGTTCCCAAGATTTTGTATTTTAGAAAATATGGATTACTATCAGATATACCGTGAACTATACTTGTTAATTTTACTCTATCTCCTACTTTCCGCATTATATATCTATATCTCCAAATAATTCTTCAACATCCATAATAGGTTCATCTACCAATTCTAAATCTGAACTACTATAAACATTATGACACATACCTCCTAATTCCCACACAACTCTAATATTCAGACCCCCTGTATTATGTATACGATCAATAGTTCCTATTTTTTTATAATCGGGCCAGTAAGGATTATTATTACTAATACCATGCTTTTTGGTTATTAATTTTACCTCATCTCCAATTTTTAACTTCATATCTCAATCTCCTTAAATAATTCTTCAACATCCATAATTTTATCATCATCCATTAATACTATAAATGATTCACTGTACCATCCACGACTTCCATCATCCCATAGTATTAAATAAGGAAACTTGGAAATATTTGATATATTCTTTACTGTTCCTTTACGAGTAAAACTTTGATCTCCATACCATGCCACTCTGTTTCCAATTTTTAACTTCATATATCTATCTCCGAAAATAGTTCATCAACATCTATTATATTTTCTTCAACTTCCTTTAAATCACTAGAATAATAACAATTATGACTACCATTCAACCAGTCCACTACTATATTTTGACCATAAAAAGAAGGATCATCAACCTCTCTAATTGTACCTTCTGTTTGGTCTATAAAAGGGTTACTAGGACTATCACCATAAATGTTGTTATTCAGTACTACCCTATCTCCTACTTTCCATTTTTTCATTTATTTTCCCCTCTATGCTTCACTACCAATCCTAACATTATCAGTAAAAGTGTTAACCAAACGGAACCGGATATAATCATACATGGTACAAATTTCCAAAAGGAATACACTAACCACACTGACTGGGACATTATATTAATACCAATAGTCCAAAAGCTAATATCATCACTTTTTTCTCTACGATGTATCCTAACACATTGAGGTATTATTTGACAAGCACCAATTGTGCCTAATATAGTCATAAATAGTTCAACAATAAATGTACTCATATATCAATCTCTTTTTCCTCTATATTTAAATATAAAACATAACAAGACTATTAAAAGTGTTAACCAAACACCTTCTGTTACAACTAGACATATAACAGGTTTCCAAATAGCATATCCTAACCATAAAACCTGTTGTATTATACTAATATACATAGTCCAAAGGCTAAGATCGTCACTTTTTCTTCTACGATGTATCCTAACACATTGAGGTATTATTTGAAAAGAAGTAAGAACCCCAAATATACTCATCAATATTTCAACAGTTATTGCATTCATATCTCTATATCCTCAAACAACTCATCAACATCTATGATGTTTTCAATCAACAATCCCAATTCGTTAGCATAGTAGCAATAATGAAAACAAGAACCATCCCATTCAACATATATTGGATGACGTAAATTATAATCAATCCGTACAACGATTCCCTCATGATTCTGGTTATATACTCTATCCCCAACTTTCAATAGGAGCATATTCAAGTTTAAAAGCATCTGCCACACCTTTACATGTTACCTTTCCTTTTACCACATTCAATCCCATCATGATTTCAGGATTTTCCCTGGCCGCTTTTTCCCATCCCTTATTTGCTATATCAACAGCATAAGGTAATGTAACATTAGTAAGGGCAAGGGTTGAAGTTTTTGCCACAGCTCCGGGCATATTTGCAACACAATAATGAATAACACCGTCTACAATGTAAGTCGGGTTTGAATGTGTAGTGGGTTTGGATGTTTCAAAACACCCTCCCTGGTCTATAGCAATATCAACTATAACGGAACCTTTTTTCATGGTCTTTAATATTTCTCTTGTTACAAGTTTAGGGGCCTTGGCTCCTGGTATTAGAACAGCACCTACAACAAGATCGGCTTCCTTTAATAACTCACGAATTTTTGAAGGACTTGACATTATAGGAAAACAATTTTTCGGCATAACATCACTCAAATATCGTAGGCGTTCCTGATTAATATCCAATAGGTAAACCCTTGCACCAAAACCTGATGCTATCTTCGCCGCATTTACACCGGCTACACCACCGCCTAAAATTACAACCATGCCGGGCTGTACACCGGGAACTCCACCGAGTAGTATGCCCTGACCACCATAGGTCATTTCAAGACACTTCGCTCCCGCCTGAATAGACATCCTTCCAGCCACCTCACTCATGGGTATAAGCAATGGTAAAGAGCCATCCTTTTTTTGAATGGTTTCATATGCAATAGCAACAGAACGTTTTCTTATAAGGGTATTAGTGAGTTCTTTTTTTGCAGCCAAGTGTAAAAATGTAAAGATAATCTGATCTTTTCTGAAATATCCATATTCAACAGGTAGAGGTTCTTTAACATGCATTACCATATCAGCGCATTTATAGATATCATCAGGTTTTAATACAATGTTGCCTCCTGCCTTAACATATTCACTGTTTTCAAAACCACTTTTTTTACCGGCATCCTTTTCTATTAGAACAGTATGACCATTCTTTTTAATTACCTCGACTCCTGCCGGAGTCATTGAAACACGATTTTCACTATCCATAATCTCTTTTAAAATTCCAACTATCATATCTCTATCTCCTTAAATAGTTCATCTACATCTATAATAGGTTTATCTTCTATAATTCTTAAATCAAAGTTATCATAAATATTATTATGTCCATTATCCCAATCTACCCTTATATTCATTTCCATATTTGAATTTCCGATATAAGCAATAACACCAAGAACATCATACTCAGGCCATTTTGGATTTTCCTCACACAATGTAAAACGATCCTTTGTTAACCTTACTCTATCTCCGACTTTCATATCTCTATCCCTTCAAACAGTTCATCCACATCTATAAGAGGTTTAACATCTACTAATTCCAAATCATTAGAACTATAACTATTTTTCCCCGTATTATCCCATTTGACATAAAAAGTTATGTCCTGCCATGTTTCCGTTATAACACCTTCTATTCCATATTTTGGCCAATAAGGATTAGAATAACCTACACCATGTCTTTTTGTTATTAGTTTTACTCTATCTCCAACTTTAAACTTCATATCTCAATCTCCGAGAACAGGTCGTCCACATCTATAATAGGAAGAATAACTCCTAAGTCCGACTTAACATATACATTATTCCTTCCATTATCCCATTTAACATATATAGTACCTTCTTCTATATCAGTTACTTCTCCTTCAACTCCTGTTTTATCATAACAAGGATTTACATCACAATTACCATACCTGTCGGTCGTTAACCTTACTGTATCTCCAACTATCATATATCAATCTCCGAGAACAGGTCATCCACATCAATGATGATGTTATCAGCAACTTCTAAGTCCGACACATCATATCCATTATTCCTTCCAGTATCCCATTTAACATATATCCTTGTTTTTCTGTCCATATATACTATCCTCGTTACATTTCCTTTAATTCCTGTTTTATCATAACGAGGATTCATAGCACTACTATCGTACCTATCAGTTGTTAATATTACTCTATCTCCTATTTGAATGGCACTCATTTATTTTTCTAACTCCCAGTAATGTGCCTGATCTTCTGGAACAAATAACATATTCAACGAATCAGGACTACCATCCATCCAGGACTTAACTATCCAACCGTTAGGAACCTTCAATCTCTTGGTAATTATACCATTGTCATTACTAACATACTTCCACTTTCTTGAATACTTTTCCATACTATTTTCCTTTCAATACCTTTTCAATCCATTCTTCTCTTATATACCAATTACTTCGTTCATGTTTTATTTCAATAATACTACCATTCCATACATAATATATGTCTTCTATCACATGCTTTTTCCCAAACATGTTGTACATATCCGGACGTATATATTTTCCATCTATTGAAATACCACCTCTATCAGCAACACATGTTTTTCCCTTCTTTAATTCTTCCAAAGTTTTTAATACTATAATGCTTCCTTTTTTCATGATCTTTCTCTTCATTTATTTTCACCATTCCACCATATTACTTTATTATCAACAGTCAAATACTCATATGACTTTCTCCACAAATTATTTTTCCAACCACTAATCTGCCTTTTGAATTCAGCTTTTTTCGCCTTTGGTTTAGATCCTTCAACCCATCCGTCCTCAATATGATTGTGATTCCAACCATTTTCTCCTAACCGATTCCATACTGTTATTTTTTTCATAACTCACGCCCTTTCCTTTTCCGATTCCTCGGACATCGTTGTTTCGATTCCTAACGGACCCCCATTATTCACACCTATATATCCGCTCCTTCTGCTCCAAGAAATGGACATTGCATATCCACTGACCTACATCCTTCTTTTCTATGTATATCATAATGACATGTTTCACACTCGGTCAAAACCATATCTAAATCAGCAGACATCAATGGTTCCCAAAATACACCTTCTCTATGATGACAGTGTAATGAAACATCAAGATCACTCTCATGCTTTCCACATGTTTGACAAATATAACCATCTCTTTCCAAGCACATGGCCCGTAATTCTGGTTGGGTGTCTCTATACCATCTATCCTCATTATCTGAAAAATTTCTACCATCATTCTGGTTCATAATCCATTCAACTCTCATGTGATACACAGAACAAGATTTTTTACACTCTTCCGAGCAGTAGAAATTTCTACCATCATTTCCTATTTTTATAACAGTTAGTCGTGCACTGACTTGTCCTATACTTGGCCTAAAACATTCTTTACAACCACTATAGTAACATTTCACATTCAAGATATTACCATCCTCCGGGTCACGGGAACACTCATCCGCAAAGAGTTTAGGAGCGTAAGTATCATATGTTGGTATACCTTTTATACTATAACCACCTTTCCATCCAGGATGATTTTCTCCATAGCACCTATTCTTAGTACTTTTATTTTTACTTTCTCTTATTTTTGCAGGTGTGTTTTTTAAAAGCTTGACACCACTATGTAAGAAAGTAAATGGTTTAGATTTTTTCCCACTATATTTCATTTGCACTTTATTCCTTTATTTCATATACCTATTATACATTATTTTTGATAAAATGTAAACATAATATTGTAACCTTCATTTCCGGCGTTTTGAAATTGAGCTGGCCCGGGACTATTTTGACAATTTACGCAAATACCATTGAAAAGTAGGAAAAGAGTATCAGGACATTTGTGTTAATCTAAGGATTTCGTGAATCCAGTGAAAAATAAGCAAATATAAAGGAAAAGCAATATTTATATACTTTCCAAGTATTAAAGAAGTTATGTACTATAGATATCCAGGGGTCTGGACACTAAAAACGCATTCTCCGATGGGAATCGTGGATTTTCCCGGAATCCGGATTGAAAAGTATAAACTGCGCAAAATGACGGATAGTGAGACAGGTAAAGATCGTCGGAACTTTTGACACCATGGCTTTACCGCAAATCCTCCCCTCCAGGATTCCGGGAGCAGGAAAATGTGTGTTTTTGCTTATATTATATGGGTGAGTAAAGGGCGGTTTAGTGGTTTTTGAGAGGTTTGCGCAAGATGTAGTGAGGATTGAATTCCGGGCCCCTCCCGGATTCTGGAGCAGATTTCATCGTGATTCTGTATATGCTGACGCGAGTCCGAGTGATCATACACTCTGACACCCATTGACCTCCTTTCACATGTGGAAGACCGCGCACCATCCCAACGATATCCAACGAGTCCTGTGCGCCGTGGGTCTTATTATCTCAATATCCCACACATTTCCTCATTTCCCACAGGAAAAATGTTATCCTGCGGGAATATGGTATTGGGTGTGTAGAGGATCGAGGCCTCTGTGCTCCTGATCAATAAGTGCATGAGTAATGTGTATCCCGTGGTATGGGATGTGAGAAAGGAGAACAGTAACCCAGTAGCCGTGATGTGATAGTGACTAACGGGAGATTGGAGCAAGATTGGAACAGGAAAAAGAAATCCCGTGCGTCTGAGGCGGTTGTGATTATACCGGAGAGCGTGCTCCTTTGCTCCAAACCTTTAGGCCACTAAATTTTCTAATTTTTGCGATGACGGATATGAAGGTGCGTTTGACTACACTACAAATACACCTGTTAAACCTTAGGACATTCAACTTCCGTCCGCACAAAATTTTAGATGTAATAGATTTACAATGGGTAAAAAATGTGTTATCCTTATAGTGTAAAAGTGAAAGGAAAGTGGATAAAATAATGAAATATAAAACTGGTATAGAAATCTTGATACCTCACCTGAAATTGAAAGGAGTATGGAGGAAAAAGGGTGTTGGTAAGGGTGGTAAAATAGATTTTAATTTATATCTTGAAGGAATATGTCGGAATTGTGGTGGAAAAATGTTTTATAGTAAAGGTAGTAAATCTAAATTTCATTATTGTGATAATAAATGTGTTGTGAGTGGAGGAAAAAATCATCCTATGTATGGAAAAAAACATACTGAGGAGACGAAGGGGAAAGTTAGTGGAGTGAATAATCCTACTTGGAAGGGTGGGTATGGTACAAGAGATATACCGAGATATGATTTATATGCGGAACAGTTGCTTGGATATGAGTGTTCCCGTGACCCGGAGGATGGTAATATTTTGAATGTGAAATGTTACTATAGTGGTTGTGGGAAGGTGTTCAGACCTACAAGAGGTCAAGTGTGGCGTAGGATTAATGCGATGAAAACATGTGGGAAAAGTGGTGATCTTTATTGTAGTGATGGTTGTAAGGATATGTGTCCTATATATGGTAAATCGGTGAAGGGAGCGGAAGAAGCGTTGATAAAGATACACAATGGTCATGATGAAGATAACGAATGGGAAGGTACTATATACACGGCTTCGGAGAGGGTCATATGGAGAACTGAGGTTATTGAACGGAACATAGTGATATACGATAATTTCCATCCTACCTGTGAGAAATGTGAGGAGCCGGCAGAAGTTGTGCACCATATACATCCGGTTAAGACACATCCTGAACAGGCAATGGATCCAAATAACGGTATGTGCTTATGTAAAAGGTGTCACTACAAAATAGGACATCCTGCCGGAGATAAGGACTGTAGTACGGGAATGTTAGCAAATAAAATATGTAAAAGAAAGGTGTAGGGTATGATGGCGGTACTTGAAGTGATAGCTTATATATTGATGGACTGTATAACGGTCTTGGTGAGAGTGGTTGATGTGTTAGTGGAAATGGTGATGAATATAGCGTTGGTCTTAGTGACTATTATGGATGTAGTGTTGGTTTGTATTTGTGATTTCCTACCGTGGAGGAGATAACGATATGGGATGGAAGTATGGTGATAAGTTACCGAGTTATAAATTGTATCAGCCACAGTTGTATCCTGCTAATGAATGTTTCCGGGACCCTGAGGATAGTGATGTCCTGAATGTTAGATGTTACTATAGTGGGTGTGAGAAGGTGTTCCGACCTACGATGAATCAGGTACTACATAGAAGTGGTGTCTTAAAGGGGAGGCTGCCGGGGAGTAATAATTTCTATTGCAGTGATGGATGTAAACATTCCTGTCCTGTATTTGGTAAAGGTCTTGATTACCTGGAGAAAGCGGGCGAGAGGAGTAGACTGGGTGTTGAGACGGAAGAGTGGATAGGTGTAGTTACCATAAGTTCGGAAAGGGCGGCGTGGAGGAAAGAAGTTGGACGACGGAATATGGCGAAGTATAAAAAGAATTATCCCACCTGTGAGGAGTGTGGACGACAGGCGGAGGAAGTACACCATATAGAGCCTGTAAAGAGAAAGAAGTATTTAGCTCTTGACCCACCGAACGGACAGTGCTTGTGTGTACCATGTCATAAAAGGAAACATGCCGCCGGTAAGGATATCAGTTATGGTAACTTAGCAAAGGATGTGTGTGGTCCTATCATAAGGTTGGTGAATTAAATGGAATTAATTACGATAATACTAAAACTAAGAGTTGCTGTCCTGGTGATGTGGGGTATAGCTTTGATAGTGATAGTTGTGGATTGTTATATGAATAAGAGAAATAAGAAAGGTATACGGAGACGAAAGTAAGGGATTATGGAAAGGAATTGTACAACATGTTATTATTCAGGACGTAATTGGAGATTGTCTCCCTGTAAGGAATGTAAGACTACTCCTGATTTTGTTTTTGATATGTTTATACCTAAAGAAGTACCAATAATGGATGTGGATGAACTATTTAAGGAGATAGAGATATGGAATTAATTACGATAAGTTTAATAATGATATTGATAGTGATGATCATTCAGAAGTTGAGGATGATAAGAAAGTTGAAGGTGGATATATGTAAGGATGAACGGAAAATGAAGGAGGATTTGTTATATCCATGTAAGAGTTGTCTTATGTACAATTCAGGGTGTGAAAAGTTATGCTCCTTGCTGGAGAGGGATGAATATGTCTTGAGGGAAAAGATAACAAATCACATGTGCTGTCCGGATTGTGGGTCATTGTTCGTTCCTGTGATGCGTCGTGGACCAGGGACAATAGATGTGAAATGTGAGGATTGCGGCCATTATTTTCATATTAATGGCTTCAGATTTGAACAACCTACACGTGTGGAGAGGATGTTCTTAGGATTAAAGTGTAGTAAGATGAGCCTGTAGCAGTAAGTGACTGAAAGGACAGTGTAAAATGGTGGATTTACAAATAGGTCATCGTGTGTTATAATGGATACATAAATGAGAGAAAGGAATATAAAATGGATGTAGAATATTGTAAAGAAAACGGATGTGAAATGTTGCTTACCCCTGCCGATACGGATGCAGGTGTTTACGAGTGTGGTGAGGATCAGAATATATCACTGGAGAAATTAGAGAAGTGTCCGTTATATGAAAGTATGATGATAGTTAAAGAATTGAAAGTATGAATGTGGCGGAGTATATAGCGGAGATTGAGGTAGGGTGAAAGTTTAATACTAAGAATTTTATGTTTCGTCCATGGGCTAATATCAGTACCTTAATGGATGACTCGGTTGGTGAGGGTGAGAGTACACGATTCCATCCAGCAAGTGTGAAATATGACCTGGGATTAACTGTAGATATCTTCAAACAGGGTATGTATTTTGAAATGTCTCATATGTGTTGGCATCCAGTGGACAGTGGTGGTTTGGTTGAACAGTACGATAAAATTACTATCGGATGGAAATGGTAGAAGTATATAAAAACTTTAACAGTAAAGGAAATGTATTATGGGTAAAAGAACAAAAGATAAAATGATAATATGTCAAGAATGTAAACATAGTTTGTATAATCCTTCTGTTGAATTTGGGGCATCTGGTTACAGGTGTAAGCATGATAAGAGTAACATCTGTCCTATTACTGGAAATATTGTTAGATTGAAATGTACTGATCTAAACTCAGATGGTAAATGCAAGTACTTTGAATTGAAAAGGTATTTGGAGAAACCGCCTACATTTGAATATGTTAATATGCCAAGACCTGATTCGGTATGGAAAAAAATAAATAAATTAATAAAAGCTTACTATAAACATTTAAGAAAAAAGGAGATATAAAAATGGGATTAGTGACAGATTTACTGGTAGCACAAGGGAAAGGGAAAGATGCCTTATGGGAAATGAATAAGGCGGCCGAAATAATAGTTAAGTATTACTGTAAAAAGTATAAGATTGATTCAGACCAGTTTGTGTTGAATGAAAAATGGATAGGGCACATTGATTTATACAAGAGTGGTGTTAGACTGGATGACGCTTGGACATTGGTCAACAATATAACCATACCAGAGTGGGCGTTTGACGAGCCGGATAAGTATATAAAGGATGTGATATAATGGAGTATATGGTATTGGTAATCGTGTTAGTATTTCTATGGGTGAAGGATATATATCATAATAGAAGTCATAAGGGAGAACATGTAAGAGAGTATAAGGAATTGTATGATATGATATTAAAAATTCGTATGATAGAGAAGGGTAAGGCCGTTGAAAAGGACACATATATGTGCCTTTCATGTGGACAGAGACATCCAATATACAAAAGTAAGGCTGTTGAGGATGAAGGAAAAAACCTTCAGAAGAAAAATTAAAACTGGATGTACCTGGTTGTATTATATGCCTGATAGCCCCGTGGCTAATAGGCGTAGTGAAGATAATCATGTGGCTAATAGGAGCCATCAAGATAGGAGTGATGTACCTAATATAAAGGGAATAGACAATGAGTGAATGGATATATTTTGTAATATTTTTCATCGTATGGTGGATAGTATTACGGTTAGGACTTAAATGATAAAGGAGATAATATAATGGAATGGATATTGTTTGTAATTGTATGTTTATGTATTATAGTTTATAGCGAAAAGGAGAGAAAAAGGTGGAGAAAGATACTGTATTCCCGAACCGATAGTTATGAAGCTATAAAGGCACGGCTGGAACGTGAACGGTTAAAGAATATGTTCCATTTTGTTAGGACAGATGAAAAGGGTAATTACCGATACATGTGTTTGGTATGTGGCACAGTGGTTGAGGAGGAAATAGGTAGCATGTATCAACGAAGTATTCATGAATGTGCAAAATATAATGGAGAAGAGGATGAAGATGAGGATACAAAATGGAAATAATTTTAATTGCAATAGTGTTTTGTTTACTGGGTGTATTTATTTCTAAAGGTATTATTATCTTAGAAAGGAAACAGATGTCAAAGACTCAAATGCACCGAGTCAAAAATTATGAACGTGAACTGGAACGATTGGAATGTGAACTGGTAGAGAGTCGATTTGTATGGTATGATAAGAAGGAAGAGGGTATAGAAATATACATTTGTAAAGAGTGTGAGTCTTTGGTTGAGGAATTAAGGGGAAGTTTCAAAGCACGTAGGGAACATAAATGTCATACGAGGGTATAATATGAAACGATTTTTGATAGACATATTAGATACGATAAAGTATTGCATAGGTGGTATCACACGACTTGAAAACCTGAGGAAAAATGATCACTTCATTAGTGAAAATGATATTGATTGTCCCAGTTGTGGTGTTACACTGCCTGAAGGTTTGAAATGTTATCAATGTGAAAGACAATATATAATAAAGGAGTAACTGATAATGGAATATATTTTAATGGTATTAATATTGATTGCTTTAGGACTTTACAATAGTATAGAAAAGGATAAGTATACTGAACTACTTAATAGGACGAACAACTATGAACGTGCTAAGAATAAATTGAATAAAGGAGAGTAATGGAATGGAATGGACAACAATAGGTTTGATAGGTTTGATATTATTTTTTGTGTTTGTATTTGTCGAAGCAATACTTAAAAATAAAGAAAAGGTTAATGAAGATATACAGCCAGGAGACCCAAGATGGAAGTCGATGGGATTTGTTAGAGTTCCTGAAGCCCTTAGAGGTGATATACTTGAGGTAAAATACCCATGTAAACCCTGCGAGAAAGAATGTGACTCCTTATGTGATAAAATTGAAATGGATAGTGACACTCTACTCAAAAGGATACTATTAGAAAGGTGTTGTCCTGATTGTGGTTGTGAGTACATATGTGGAGGACCAAGAGGGGGAATGTCAATAAATGTAATGTGTGCCGACTGTAAACATACATTCAATTTCTGTTTACCATTTTTTGTAGAAAGGATATAACTATGGACTTCAATGATGAACAACTTAGAAAATACTGTACTGTTTGTAAAAAGGTAACAGACTGGGAGGATGGATTTGATATAACAACAGGTATGTTCAACGAATGGTGTGCTGAACATGAGGTACCTAGTGATGAGGATCGTGAAATTATAACAATTAAACTGTAATAAGAAAGGAGTTAGTAAATGACTATATATGAAAGATTACGAAAAGACTTAAAAGAAAGTATGAAGGCCGAGACGCCATTGAGGAGTAGTGCTATACGGGTCATACTTGGTGAGGTACCACGGTTGAACAAAAAGGTAGGTGAAGTAGTAACAGATGCCGAATTGGTATACATCCTGAAAGGTCTAAGGAAAAACGAAAAGATGGTACTTGATGCTAAGAAATATAAAACTTCTACATATCTTGATATAGTTGAAGGATACTTGCCGGAAGAAAATTTGCTATCCGAGGATGACATAAAAGAGTATATCAAGACCAATGTAGACTTGAGTAAATTTCATAATAAGATGAAAGCAATGGGACCAATAATGAAAGAATTGAAAGGAACAGTAGATGGAAGCCTGGTAAAAAAAGTACTCATGGCTATTGAATAATGATAAAAGTCGATGATAGAGTAAAGTTAAAAAGTGGTCTCCTTAAGAGGCATGGAACTGTTAAGATAGTTGACTATGAGTTGCATTATCCTATACATGTTAGATGGGATTATCAACCAAATACGGTTATATACACTGAGTCAGAATTGATAGTAATAGATGATGGTCCTATCATTGATGTAGATAAACTGTTTGAGGATATAGAGATATGAAAGATATGAAAGTAGGAGATAAGATAAAACTGAAAACTCTTAGACAAATAAAATTACAATACAGTTTGAAAGAGATACTTAATAGTAGAAATTTTAATGTTGGGAATCTACACATTAATGGTTTTATGCTTGATATGTTCGGGAAGTCATGGAGAATCAACAACTTATTGAAAAATAATAATGGGAGAGGTTATGATTTTGATATAATAGGTCCTGAGGGTATTTGGGCATTTAGTGAAAAGTGGATAGATAAGGAAATCATAATGGATGTAGACGACTTATTCTCGGAGATAGACATATGAGAGATATTGAATATCATGAAATTGTGGAATGTGATGGTTGGATAGAAGGGAATTGTCCATTGATGCATTGCAGTCATAGAGGTAAACATAAATATACAAATGATTGTGCAATAGATTGTACTGTAACTATAGGTGGTGAAGACCGAAAATTTGATGGTTGTAAACCTAAAGAAGACTCAATAATGGATGTTGATGAATTGTTTGAGGATATAGAGATATGAAAGCAGGAGATAAGATAAAACTAATGAGTTTGGATAAGATAAAGGAAATTTTTCCTTGGGACGAAGGCCTTAGCGGAATTCATGTTAACGGATATTTTATCAATAAGAAAATGTTTCACATTTTCGGAAATACAAATATCATATATAGAGTATATGATGATGATAATTATGATGGTTATGACTTTGAGATATATGAAAATGATTATGATTTCGGATGGAGTTTTTGTAAAGAATGGATAGAAGATAAAACTATCATTGATGTTGATGAGTTGTTTGAGGGTATAGACATATAAAGGAGAGAAATTATGATGAAACTTAAAAAGACAGATAATATAACACAAAGATGGATGAAGAAAATGGAACAACGAATGGCAAGAGTTGAATCATGGTTTAATGATAAAGAGAGTAACAAGATTGATGGAAACGACTTCGATGGAATGGTTAAGGAAGAATGTGTGCCGGTTGGACAAGTGGTAAAGGATTTGATGATTACTGACCATATACGAGTAAAGACACACAATTTGGCCTTGTATATATCAAAAAATGAGAAAAATTACCATATGCCAATTATTAAAAAAACAATTAACGAGCATAAAATTGATATAGCAAATATAGTTATTAACCTGTTATATGATACGGATGATGTGTAATGACATACGTAAAAAATGACATAATAAAGTTAAAAACTCTTGAAGATATAAAACTACAATATGATTGTTACTGTCGTGATGATGAAAGTATTGTTATTGGTGGATGGTTAATCAATAAGAAAATGTTTCATATGTTCGGTTGGGAACAGACGATACAGTATGTAAAACAACCGTATTCTAAATACGATTTTGTAATCTGGGATCTAATAAACAGGAGGTTTTGGAGTTTCAAGTATGATTGGATTGTACCGTTTATTGAAATCATAATGGATGTAGACGACCTATTTAAGGAGATTGATATATGACATTATATATATGTGAATCAGCGAACATATGTAAATTAGATTGTGATATGTGTAATCACATGGTGCCTCATTGTAAATCTTTACGATGTGGAGCCATTTGTATGCAAGAGACTAATCATAAATGCGTTCCTTTAGATGAAAAATTAATGGATGTTGATGAGTTGTTTGAGGATATAGATATATGATAGAACAAAAAATTATATGTGAATATAGTGATAAATGTGATAGGCGTACATGTTCTCACAGAACTCCTCATATACCTATGAATAGTGGTGATGAGTGTAAGCGTAACGAATGTTATCATGCCAGGTTTAAGTGGGAAATTGCTGTATTTTGTAAGGAAGAAGTGAATATAATAATAGATGTAGATGAACTGTTTGAGGATATAGAGATATGATAAAAGGAAAAGATATAAGAAAAAAAGATAATAGAAAATGGGAAGTTGGTGATAGAGTAGGTTTATACGCAAATAATGACCATAATCCATGGTATAGTGAGACTGGAATTGTAGGTACTATATTAAGGTCTGGTTGGCATCCATCTGTAATGTGGGATAACGGACTTAAAAACGGATACAGTAGAGGCGAACTGTTTGAAGTAATTGAAAACATCATGGATGTGGACGAGTTATTTTCGGAGATTGATATATGAAATTTAAAGTAGGTGATAGGGTAGGTCTATATGATGATATTTACACTAACAGAGCCGCTAATCCATGGTATAGTAAGACTGGAATTATAGGTACTTTATTATCAAAATGGGATTGGGTAAGTGTAGAATGGGATAATGGACAAGAAAACAATTACGAACCTCATCAATTATTTATAGTAGATGAGGATCCTATTATTGATGTAGATGAACTATTTGAGGAGATAGATATATGAGAAAAGGAATTAAAAATATTATATTTTACACATGTTTGGCACCTGTATGGGTAATAGTTATGACATTGATTTTATTAAAATATATGAAATTAGCAGAAAGATTGGCAGAAAAATTCGTCACATGGGGAATTAAATAAAAATTTACAATATGCGTGAAAAGTGTTATAATGTATAAGAATAAAGTTATATGTAGTGCATATGATTATTGTACAGTAGTGGGATGTTTTCATAAAGTGCCTCATATTAAAACAAATCGTTCATGTGAATGGAATTGTGAAAATACTAGTTCACTATTTGGTGGTGAACATACTTATAAAGAGTGTAAGGATTCAATGTTACTTGATGTTGATGATCTATTTAAGGATATAGATATATGAAATTTAAGATAGGAGACAGAGTAGGACTTATAGATGATCGATATTTTAATCGTCCATCTAATCCTTGGTATAGCAAATCAAAGGTAGTGGGTACAGTAAAAAATCACACAGAAGGTTTTAAGGACTGGATAAGTATAGAATGGGATAATGGACAAGAAAACAATTACTCATTTAATGATTTGTTTATGGTGGATGATCTTATTATGAATGTTAATGAATTGTTTGAGGATATAGATATATGAAAGTAGGAGATAAGGTAAAATTCAAAACTCTGGATAAGATGAGAGAAGAATTTAAAATACTAAAGGATAAATGTGGAGGATTTCATGCAAATAAAAGTTATATTGACAGTGAAATGTTTCATATATTCGGTAAAGAGTTTACTATAGACAAATATTACAATAATAATGATAGTGCCACTTATCATTTTGCGATATATGATAAAATTTCAGGATATACATGGGCTTGTAATAAAAATTGGATAGAAGATAAACCTATTATAGATGTAGATGAACTATTTAAGGAGATAGAGATATGAAATTTACATACATGAAGACACCACTGTATAAATACACTTTTAGAAATAGAAGGATACGGGAATGGGTTGAAAGTCGTTGTGAAGGTTTAACATTAAACCTGTTTGCAGGTATTACTGAGTTAGAAGGGGTTAATGAAATAAGAAATGATAGTGATCCAGAGTCGCCATCAGATTACCATGAGGATGGTCTACAATTAGTTGAATTGTTTAAAGATAATGTAGTATTTGAAACAGTGTTACTTGATCCCCCATACTCATATAGAAAGAGTATGGAGATGTACGGTGGCCGTACAATGAGTACATTCAATGCTGTGAAAAATAACCTTAGTGATTTATTAGTTAAAGATGGTATAGTAATAACCTTTGGCTACCACTCCGTGAGTATGGGTAAGACCCGTGGTTTTGAACAAGAGGAAGTGTTACTCTTGAGTCACGGTGGAGCAATACATGATACGGTAGCAATAATAGAAAGGAAAATAATATGACAAAATTAAAGAAAATATGGAAATTTATAAAGAAATTTTTTGATTTACATTAGCCCTGCAAGACCTGATATGCCTAATAGTACTGATTTTCTTATAGGTAAAATCAAAGATTCAGGTAAAGTTTATCAATGTGGTATACAACCAAGTGAACCATGGCCAAGAGGATCAGGTTATGAACCAGAACAACCATCAACAGTTCCTAATATGCCTTGTCCACCGCCACCGCCTGTTCCTGATAAGCCTACTCTACCACCGCCTGTTCCTGATAAGCCTACTCTACCACCGCCTACACATAAAGTGCATCCAAATGGACCATGGCCACCGCCACCAGAGCCGTGTCATTTGGTAGATTACGGACCTCCATATGTTGAAAGATTTAGAAATAGAGATAAACCACCGTTGACATTAAAAATACCAACACCTGATTTAATATTAAGTTTACCAATAGAAACACTTGGGGATTTTCAAGAGTTGATTAAGTATGTACTGACACTAAATGATAACTGGAAAGAGGTAAAGATTGGTAAATTTACAGCTATACATGATGATGAATGGATGCATGTAGAAATAGATTATATATAAAATAAAGAAAGGATGAATATAGATGATACATAAAATAAAGAAATTTTTCAAACAACTCTTTTGTTGTCACATATTTAAAGATACACATAATGATTTTCTTAGAAGTATAAAGAGACTAAATCCAACGAGTATTTGTCCTATAGAATATTATGTATATGCTGTTACTGAGAAATGTATAAATTGTGGTAAAAAAAATCACAATAGAAGTTGAACGATTAGCATAAATATCATAGAGTAGTAAATAACTACTGAGGGAGGATAAGGTTATGTTTGAAGAACTGGCAATATTCTTCCTACAATTGGTTGTAGGAAGTATCGCGTGTTATATATTATGGTGTTGGCGAAGTTTGCCTGATAATCTGGCTAAGAGGATATGGAAATAATGAGTAGATTTAATAATTATGTGAAAACTATGATTGAAGAATCAGAATGGATCAATGAGGATGGAGAGATACTATTTGTAGAATTAAGAGGTGAAGAATATTATACATATGGTGTTGAAAAAGACGAACATTTTAAAGATGAAAAAGAATTGAAAGCCTATTTAAAGAAACACGATTTTGAATATGTAGGTGGAGAGTGATTGTGAATAATACTTTGTATGTGAATGTGAATGATTGTAACAAATTATCAGACGAAGAAATAAAGGAACAAATAAGGTTAAGAGAATACCTTATAAATACAATGATAGGTTCACTGTATCCACAAGTAGTAGGAAGTGATATAGAAAAACTTGAAGATATCATAAAGAAAAGAAAATATAAGAAGTCATGGGATGGTATGTGGGAGATTGAATGAGATTAGAAACTTACATAAATGAAGATTTTGAAGATGCTGTTAAGTATATAGTTGTTAAAATAAGGAGAGAATGTAAACCTTTTCTAAAAGAATTTCCAGTATCATCAAAATTTTTGTACAGAGGTACCAGAATGACAAATGATCATGATGGTATTCAAAATAAAAAAAGACGAAAGGATAGGAAACCTACTGATACACCAGAAGATGTAACTAGAGAGATTGATAATACATTTAATAGTAAATTTGGTTGGAAGCCAAGAACTCAAGGAGTTTTTGCAACAGGTAATAGTAGAACCTCAACAGTTTACGGTATACCACATCTTTTCTTTCCAATAGGTAAATATAGATATATATGGTCTCCTAAAATAAAAGATTTTTATACTCATAGTTATTTGGATGATTTCAAGTCCAATTATACTCATAACTATGAAGGTTCAAAAGAAGAAGGCCTTGAAAATTGGGCCAAAGAAACAGTTAAACTATATAAATCTAAAAGATTAAACGATGCTGCAATGTCAGGAAATGAAATTATGTTTGATGTGAACAGGTATTATATTATAGATAGAAAATATGAAGTTACTTTAAAGAGGTGTTTTAATGAAAAAATTTAAAGAAGACCCTATAATAAGTATAATTACATGTGGCGGTACATTAGATAAAATAACACCTTTACATGTAGGTTTACCTGTAATTGAAGATATATTGAAACATACAGATGTGAAATATGAGATACACAAATTGATGAGTAAGGATAGCCTTGTCATGAGTGAAGCTGATAGAGACACTGTAGCTCGTAAGGTACTAAGTTTAGAGAGTGACAGAATAATCGTAACACATGGTACGGACAAAATGCACTTCACAGCAAGGAACTTAGTGTCACTCAAGTGCGACAAAACAATAGTAATAACAGGATCAATGGTTCCGTACATTGATAATAAAATAGAAACATGTATAAATATAGGCTACGCATTACATGCCGTACAGAGTTTACCTTACGGTGTATATGCCGTTATGCATGGGCAGGTATTCCCTGGTAATGACTTTCTCAAGACAAACGGTAAATTATTTGACATAGGAAAATATAGCAGATGAGATTAGAATCATATCTACTAACAGAAGGCAGAAGTAAAAAAATAGAACTTGATGAAGCTTATGATATTATAAAGAATAAGTGTATGAAGGCAGCTAAAGCATATCATAAAGATACAGCAAGAATATATAGAGGTATTAATAATAATAAAGAAGCCCTATTAGTGGATCCTAAATCTGGTAGTCCACGAGAATCAGCAAACACATCAAATCATTATACACTCTTAATGGATAACTTACCAAGTTGGAAGAAATTTCCAAAAAGAGGTAGATCACTTATATGTACAACATTTCAAGGCAGAACATCGGGTCATGGTATAGGTTACGCTGTGTTTCCGTATGATGGATCTAAAATAGCTGTGGCATCTAAAGAAGATATATGGTTTTCTTTCAAAGAGATTGGAAGTTTAAGAGTATTTAACAAGAATTTTGATTATGTGCTTGCAGATGTTCTTGATAAGCATGATGATTCTCCAGATAGTATAGGTATAGATAAAGATTGGAAAACACTAAAGATTGCTATGAAAAAATTTGATGAATATGTAGAAAAAAGAGGGAATATTGATCGAGTTACAGAGGATTATATGACTTCTACAGTAAAATGGTTAAAAAATTATGACGGTAATACTGTTAGTACTCTTAACAAAGATTTTGATCCTAATAAAAATGGTATAAAGTTAGTAACAGCTGGTAAGCCACTTCCTAGAGATGAGCGGGAAGTATGGACTGATGGTAAATCAGTAATGGTAAAAATTGAAAACACTTACAGTACTGATGAGTTAATGAATAATTTGGAAGGAATGGTGAAAGGATAAGATATGGTTTGGTTATAAGGAATATTACATTTTAGATATTAATATATACAAGAAATTTTGGAAATAATAAAATATATTCATACACTCCAACATAAATATTAATAGTCGCACTTTAGTTACAAACTAATGGACAATTTTTTAAAGTCTCAAGGGCTTCTCACTTATAAGTGAAATACCTTTGAGACTTTTTTATTTGGAGAACAGACAATGACTGTAACAAGAACAAATACAAGCTATTATGAAGAAACTGGTAAAAAATTAAACAATGCTAGTTTTATAAAATTATTCAATATACTAAAAGATCATGACGGTACAAAATTCATGAATATTTTTAGGTCTTTTAATACTAATGACGATATAGTTAATGATGCCACTTTCTACAATACTTACGAAGTAGGTAATGATGAGTGGTGGGATAATATATCATATAATGTTTATGGTACACCATTCTTGTGGTGGATTATTACTTTAATGAATGAGGTTGTAAATCCTTTTGAAGAATTAAATGATGGTGATTTTATAAAGTATCTCAGAGAAGAATATTTATATGCTCTACTACGCGATATGGAATCAATAAGTAGTCTATAACCACCATTGCTTCTCCGAAAACATCACATTTCTCCGTGACTTTTATAAATAGTTACAGGAGAAATTAATAATGAAAATAAATGTAGCTATTGAAAATGGATGGAAATACTATAAAAACTATTGGAAAAAAGAAGGCTCATGGAATCTTCAAATTCATGGAGGAAAATGTATTATATGTGGAGACGATTTTTTATGTAATAAATATAGAAAAACAGATGTGTGTAGTGTAGGGTGTAGTAATACAAAATCTTTTACAGGTGAAAAGAATGGTATGTATGGTAGAAAACATACAGAGGAATCAAAAAGGTCAATGAGAATTAATACGAATAATCATGGTAAAAATAATGGAAGATGGAAAGGTGGAGTTACGAAAGATGGTATTCCTTTATATGATACTTATGCACATCAAATTGAATGGTGTGAAAAAGTTAGAAGAAATGAGGAAGATCCTATTATCATGGAAGTTAAATGTACTTATTGTGGTAAATGGCATATATCTAAAAGAACAAGCATAGAAAATAGAATAAGAGCTATAAACAAGGATATAGGTAGAGAATGTAGACTTTATTGTTCTGATGGTTGTAAAACAGAATGTCCTGTATTTAATAAAAAATCCACATCTTTGATAAAAGAAGATGCTTTAAGAGCTGGGAGATTAGATTTATCTGAATTGAACCGTGAGACCCAACCTGAACTAAGACAAATGGTCTTTGAGCGTGATAATTGGACCTGTGTGAAATGTAATACAAGAGGTGGTAATTTACATTGTCACCATAGAGAAGGAATAAGATGGGATCCTTTACAATCTGCCGATGTTGATATGTGTATCACGGTTTGTAAGAATTGCCATAAGAAAATACACAAAATACCCGGTTGTGGGTATCATGAAATGAGATGTGATAAGGATAAGGAAATTTAAATATGACACAAGCTTTAGAAAATAATATAGTAAATAAGGGAATATTCTCACTAATACTCAATTTAGATAGTGGTGGTGTAATAATAGATAGTAAGGATGTGGCTGAGTGTTACTTTATAGAAGATATATTCTCATACTGTTTAACAGGTAAAGTTATAATATATGATAGATATGGTATTATGGAATATGGTCCTCTTACTGGTAATGAAACAGTTACATTATCATATGGTGTTAAAGAAGATAGAGAGTTAAAATTAAATATATCCAAAATCTCCAAAATTACACAGGGTAGTGTACAAGATGCAACAGCTGCACAACAAATAGAAATGATACTTGTCGATCCTTTATTTGAACCATTGACACATATGAAATTTAGCCGAAGTTGGACTGATACAAAAATATCTGATATAATTGAACATATTTTCATTAATATGATAGGTGTTGAGAGTGAGTTTTTAAACATTGAGGCTACTGAAAATAAAATGAATTTTATAATGCCTTATTGGACACCAATGCAAACTATCAAGTATCTAATGAAAAGAGGTAAAAGTGCTGAAACCGATACATCTGGGTATCTCTGTTTCGTGAATACTAACGAAAAACCTATGATGAATATGAAGACATTAAATTCATTATTTAGTAATGAATCATATCTTGATCCTGAAAACTATGTATTTGAAGATGTTAATCAAGTAAGAGAAAATAAAATATTTGAATGGTGGATAAATGGTTTAGATAGATTTGGTATGAGAGGTATAAGAGGTGGTCATTGGAAAGGATACGATCATACAAGAAAGAAATTTTTAGATGAATCATATCAATATACAGATGGTATTAACGATACAACTGTTCTTGGTAAAAAATCTTTATTTACTGATATATCATCAGATGTTTCAACATACGATATGTTGGGAGATAGTGATGAAAAAATAATAAAAAATAGATTATATGATGGTTGGGTGAGAAGATACAGCATGCAACAGGTGCTAAATATCATAGTAAGGGGTTTTGAGAGAAGACACGCTGGCATGCAGATAGAAATAGAATGGCCAAGTAATGAGAGAGAAAGAACAAAATCATTTAATAAACAGTTGAAAGGTAAATGGTTAATAAAATCAATAACACATCAATTATTAGGCGGTACCTCTATGTCATATAGACAAAGATTAGTATTACTTAAAAATGGTTTTGAAGATTCGGATATGAAGGATTTAGTAAGTGTTAGTAAGATGAATTTATATTCAGACCAAACAACGGTAAGGACAGGTAACTAAGATGAAATTTAAAAATTACATAAATGAAACAGAGGCCATCAATGAAGATGGTTTTAGTATTGTTGAGAGAAAATTTAGTGATGATGAGAAAGGATTATCAATAGGTATTGCTAACATACATGCTACAGTACCAGACATTGACGCTAATAAAGATAAGATAGAAAGAGCAGTAGAAATCTTTAAAAATAAGGGTATCAACATGATTCTATTTCCTGAATTTTGTTTAGCCGGTTATTTCTGGGAAGATGAAAAGGCATGTTGGCCTTATATGGATCAAGCGGTTATAGACAATCATTGGGATTGGGTAGAAGATTCATTAGAATCTCAACTAGATGATGATTTACAGTTCATAATCTTTAATAATATAAGAAAAGGTAAAACAAAAAAATACCTTAACTCAACATATATTATCAATAAAAAGTTGGACTACAAAAATCCTAAATGGATATATGATAAAACATTTCTACCTGGTATAGAGAATGATTATACAGTTTCAGGTAAAACAGATATTTTAATTATAGATACAAAATGGGGTAAGTTTGGGTTTAGTACATGTTATGATTTTTGTTTTTCTCAATCATTTCATGAAATGTCACAAATTGATAAAGTTGATGGAGTTATACAGTTGGCATCATGGAGAGGTAGTTCAAAGCGTGATTATCCAGGTATGGGTGTTTCTACTAATAACTATTATGGTGATTTATGGAATATGCTTATGGATGGTACAGCTGCAAGAAATCAAATGTGGGTCATAGCCGCTAACGCTGTAGGCACACATGCTATAAGTAAAGCAGAATTTTGGGGTGGGTCTGGACTATGGGCTCCTTCAGGTTTGAAATTATTACAAGCGTCAAATACTATTGATGAGTTATTAATAATTCATAATGTTGATATAAAAGGTGAGAAGAAATTTGAGAAGGATGATTTTGATTATTCTATAGATCATGATAAGATTTATGATGTTATAAAAGGTAAAAGAGCGTTTACACGGCTATAAATAAGGAAAATATATGTTAAAAAATCAATTAGAAGATTTAAAATTGCACGAAGATAGGCTATTTGGGTTTTGGCGTGGCGTCGTAGAATCCAACTTAGATCCTGACAAGTGTGAACGAGTAAAAGCCAGAATTTGGGGCCTTCATACAGATAAATTGGTTCAGGATGAAGTAGAAGGTATACCAACAGCTGATTTACCATGGATTGAACCTGTAAAAGGACTAATTGGTGGTAGTATAAGTGGTTTTGGTTTATGGTCTGTACCTCTACAAGGATCCCATATACTCATATTTTTTGAGAATGGTAACCCAGATCAACCAAGATATATGGGCACACTACCTGGTATACCAACAGAGGCACCTGATACATCAAAAGGTTTTAATGATCCTACAGGCACTTATCCAACAACTACCAGAATGGGAGAGTCCGATGTTCATAGATTGGCAAGAGGAGAGAGTAGTGGTACAATAGTTGATTTTAAGAATAGTAATGTTGATACTGGTATAGCAACAGCGTTTAGTGGAAGTTGGGATGAACCTGTATCTCCATATGCTACTGAATACCCACACAATACAATGTTAGCAACACACGGTGGTCTATTAACAGAATGGGACTCAACACCAGGTAATAAGAGATTTCATGTTTATCACCCTTCTAACACATATATTGAAATAGATAATGATGGTAACATAGTTATAAGGAATCAAAAAGATAAATTTGAAATAACGATAGGTAATAGAAATGTACATATAAAAGGAAATGCAAATCTTAATATAGATCAAAGTAGAAGAGAAAAAATAGGTATAAGTGATTATTTACAAGTGGCAACAGACAAACAAGAAGAAATAGGCGGAAATTGGGATGTTACGGTATCAGGCACTTGTGATATTACAGTGTCAGGAAAATGTACTGTAAAAGCAAATATTGTAGAAATAGATGGTGGGGGAGCAATAATTAATGGAGTTGTAACAGGAGATCATATTTGTCCAATAACTGGTAATAAAATGAGTGACTATAGTTCTACTGTTAAGGCGAGTTATTAAAAAATTTTAAAGAGTGAGGAAATTATGTCATTAAATAGTACTACATTAACAATTTCAATATTAGCAGAAATGGAAAATCGAGGATTCATAATACACGCAGGAGTTAAAGATGGTATTAACTGGCAAGTCGGATTTGCTGCAGCTATAGCAAAAGCAGTAGTTGATCATATAAAAGACAGTGCTGTAGTTGTGACTACAAGTGGAGCACCGAATGGTGAACATCAAGGTCACATTGTATAAAGGAGAATATAAATGACGTTTGATATAAGTAAAGGTTTGTGTGATAAAATAGAATCACATGCCGCAAAACTATTAGAAATCAAGAGTAAATGTGAAGATTCTATTGATGGTTTATATGATGATTTAAATGATTGGACAGATCCTGCGTCGAATCTTGGTGATAAAATTAATGATATGACCACAGATGCAATTGGATTTACAGAAGATTTAGGAGTTGAAGCAAGTCTATTTGCTGGAAGTTGTTTTGATAAAGTAATAGGTAATGTTATAAACGCTATGGGAGAATTTGATTCATTAACACAAACACTTTTAAATGATACACTTTCTGGTATTGTAGAAAAACCATTAAGTATGTTACTTGAGGGACTTAAAGGTTTAATATCAGGATTCAGTATACCTGATATAATTTCATCTGTTGATGAATTAACTACCTGTTTAACAGAGGTTGCAGGAATTGATACATGTTTAGATGATATAAGTGGAGCTATAAGTGATATCAATAGTGTTATGGTTTATCTACATTTAGATGATGATGGAATTTTTGATAGTGATAGTTTTTTAAGTAGTGTTCCTGGTCTTGATGGATCAGTTAAAACTAATATACAAAACATATCAAATAAGATGGATGAAGTAAAGACTGACTCTATGGATATTCTGAGCGGTGCCACTGCACTTATACCATCTGTTGTATCAGAAAATTTATTTTAGGCGTGTGTAAGTACGCAAAGAAAAGCGCTCCTGGAGGGTCTCCAGAAAGGCGTAAAACCAGCAATAATTAAAATTTAATTAAGTAATTAAAATTTAAATAAGAAATAATTAAGGAGAATTTTTATGGCAACAAATTCAGTATTCTCGGATTTTGATCCGGAAATGATTAGACAAAATGATGGTGACATGAAACGAGATGTAGATGAGGATGCTGTAAGAAATTCACTCAAGAACATAGTACTTACAATACAAGGTGATAGAAGGATGTTACCTGAATTTGCAACTGAAATACATAAACTTTTATTTGAGCCTATTGATGAAAGCACAGCAAGACAAATAGCAGATCAAGTAGTGGGGTCTATTGAACTTTGGGATGATCGTGTTGATATTTTGGATTTTGTAATTCAACCACTTCCTGATGTAGGCCAATATAAGTGTAGTATGGTATTTCAAATTAAAGGCACAGTTAGAACGGAAACTCTTAAATTTGTACTCAAATAAATATAAATATAAAAGGAAAGAAGAAATGGATAATAAAAATAAATATAACAATGATATAAGAATATTTATGGAGGTTATAGTATAATGTCTCAATATTTTACCCCAGAGTATCTCAGTATAGATTTTAATTCATTAATAACAAAATTAAGAGAAGAATTACAGAATTCTACAGTTTTTAATGATTTTAATTATGAAGGAAGTAATATATCCGTATTAATTGAATTAATGTCATATCAAGGAGAATTAAATACATACTTTTTGAATAAATTAGCAAAGAATATATATATGGAAACTACAGATATTTATGAAAATGCTAGTAGATTGGCAAGACAAGTAGGTTATGATCCTAAAGGTCATAGATCAGCTAAAGCAACAATAACAATAGTGGCTACAAGTGGTGGTACCGTAAATACAGGTGATGTACTTTATATACCTGCATGGAAACAAATAGATAGTAGTTTAACATATGAAAGTGAAACAATAAAGTATGCAACAACCTCTGCTTATACAGAAACAGTAACATCAAGTGGTGATCATTCTTTTGATATAGAAGTAATACAAGGTATTGTAAATCCAATAACAGGATATAAAGGTAGAGATTTGATTGATAATGAATTATTATTACCTGATTATGATTTCACACATTCAGAATATGAGGATGTTGAACCCGTTATTGAAGTATATGTAAACGAAGAACCATGGACAAGAGTTGATGATTTCTATGAAGGTATTTCAGCATTAGGTGTTGATAATGATGTTTTCATGTTTGTATATGATAAATATGAAAACTATAAAATAATATTCAGTGAGGCAAGAAATGTGCCTATTATAGAAGACGATATATCAATTAAAGCTTTAAAGAGTTTAGGTGTCAACGGTGGTGCAGCAGCAGGTACTATAATAACACCTGAAGATGTTTTTATAAAGAATTTAACTACCAATACATGGCTTGATAATACTGTAATAAATGTAACTAATTCTACAGCTTCTTTAGGTGCCGAAGATCCCGAAATTATTAGTACTATTAAAGAAAATGCAAAATCAATTCAACATGCACAAAAAAGAAATGTATCAAAAGAAGATTATAGATCCCATTTACAAGAGAGGGCTGATATAATAACAGCTAATGTATGGGGTGAACAAGATTTATATCCTTCAGGTGGACATATAGATGAATATAATAAAATTAATATTACTGTAATGCCCTCACAATGGGAAACTGATACAATTAATACATCAGCTAGTACATGGACACCAACATTAGGTGTTAGTGGTAGTATATCAACACCTTATGATTTTTCAAGTTCTTATCAAAGTTCATTATCATCATATCTTGAACCTCGTAAAATAATAACAACATATGAGGCATTTCAGGCACCTGAACTAGTTTATTTTTATTTTGAAATAGGTTTGAGATTAAAAAGATTATACACATTTACAGATGTACAGTTAGATATATATAATAAATTAGATTATTGGTTTAGAAGTGATAATAAATCATTTGCTCAAGAAATTAATTTTATGGATATTCAAGAATATTTAATGGATATAACAGAAACATCACCTACTGATACATTTACAAATATAAAAGGGATAAGAAATTTAAATATAAGAGATATTGTTATTAGTAAAACTGTATATGAGCCTAATAATCAAGTATGGAATTATCCACAATATACAACAGCAAGTTGGAGTAATGAGAATATATTAAGACCTGTTGAATTAGGAAGAAATCAATTTCCTGTATTAAGTCTTGATACTTTAAGTATAATAAATGAGGAGACTGTGGTTTAATGGGTAAAATAATCTCATATGATTATGTAAAGAAACATATAGAAAATACAAGATATAAATTGAAAAGTGATGAGTATAAAAATAGTATATCGAAATTGGAGTTACAATGCTCTAAAGGACATATATTTAAAATGACTTGGAATAATTTTCAACAAGGTCATGGGTGTCCTAAATGTTTCGGCACATATAAATATTCGTATGAATATGTAAAACAGGTTGTTGAAAATTATGGACATAAGTTATTGAGTAAAACATATAATAGTTGCGGTTCAAAATTAGAATTACAATGTTCAAAAGGTCATAAATTTAAAATGTCTTTTACCAATTTACGACTTAACAAGGGATGTTTTGTGTGTTTTGGAAAGAAAAAACTAACACATGAATATGTAAAAGGACAAATTGAAAAGGAAAGTTACAAACTATTGAGTAATGAATACGAAAATAATCACATAAAATTAAAAATACAATGTCCAAAAGGTCATAAATTTAAAATGCGTTGGAACAATTTTCAAATCGGTCAACGATGTCCTGAATGTTGGGAAGAAACATCACATTCAAAACCAGAGAAAGAAGTATTAGAGATAGTAAAGTCATTTACTAATAAGTTAGTAATGGAAAATGATAGAACACAGATAATAAACCCTAAGACTGGTAAGAATTTAGAATTGGATGTTTATATTCCAGCATTGGATAAAGCTATAGAATTTAATGGTACATATTGGCATAGTAGTAATTACATGAAATATAAAGATGAACAGAAGATAATACAGTGTGAAGATAAAGGAATTAATTTGATGATAATAGAAGAACAAGACTGGATTAATAATAAAAAAGAATGTGTTAATAATATTCATTCTTTTATAAGAGAGACAATATAATGGGCCGTTTTAGTGATAGTTCATATTTTTTACTTGAAGATTATTTTAATTCTGTAGTTAGTAGTGCTTTAATAGAAATAGGTGAAAATTTAACACTACCAGAAATTAATACTATAGCCACAAATCTTTTCTATTTTTATCATAATAGAAATGGAATAGAATGGACAACTCCAAATTATTGGGACACTACTACTAAAGTATTAGGATATAGATCGTATTTAAGAGGCGCTGAGATGTGTATTGTGGCGACAGGTTATTGGAACGATCTTTATGTAAAAACAGAAGATGTAGGATATATAGGACATCAGTTTGTACCATTTCCAAACCAAAATCATATAAATGGTAATTTTTTCAATTTTGTGAAAGGAGATGTAATATCTGTTCATTCAGACGCCACAAGTGTATTTAATAATGGTGATGAGGTATATTTTAGAAAAGGTAGTCCGTTCCATACATGGTTAGCAACAGAACCGCTATATAAACCTTTTGTCAATCAAGATAAAAAATGGATATACTTCGGTAAAATATATAAAATAGGCGAACCTAATGATTATCATATTGAATTTAATGGTATGAAAGATTGGACATTATCTGCTTTACCAGAACATAATAGAACAGATGGAATGACTGAATGGCTTAAAGTATATTTTGATCAAGTAAACCAACAGATATATAATAAAATGAAAAATATTAATACTCTTATTGATCCAAAAGAAATTGATATTGTATATCTTGAATATTTAGCGAATATGTATAAGATGAGTTCCAACTTAACAACAGGTGAGAGGTCTCAAAGAGATTGGGTTGAGAGTCTTGTATCACTACTAAAAAGAAAAGGAACATATACAGCATTATATATTCCTTGGAATGTATTATTTGGTTACTCATTAAATCCATTAAATGTTTATGAAAGATGGCATTCACCAAGTGTATCAGGTGATCCTACAGATGATTTTACGGATTTATTATATACATTAAATTATGGTGTAAGTGGTACAGGTTATGCAGGTAGTGAGTATTATAATATGTCTTTTGGTAAACATCCTAATCCTTATCACTTAGAAAGATATCAGCAAAATCCATGGACAATATATCATAATATGGAAACAACTAATTTAATAACACAAGTATATGATAATATTGGTAATAGAATTTATCCAGATGTTAGTAATATTACTAACTTAGTAAGTGTGTTAACATTTAATGGTTACATAGCAGGTGAATCATATACAATGAAAAGAAGTCTTTTTGATTACACCAATTTAAGTAATAAAGTTGATTATTATGTTACTAATGTATGGCCTGGCGGTACTCAAGATATAGCTTGGAGTGATGCTGTATCAGGCAGCACAGATGATGATAATGTAGATTGGTTACATTATCATCCATCTTCTGATAGTTCATGGAGCATAAATTGTAGTACTGATATTAATAGACCGATTGTACAATTCTTTGATTTAACACATACAGAAATGGCAACTTCTGGTGTAACATATACTGTTAGTACAAGTGCAACAACTTCACTTGATGTATCAGCATCATTTTCACCAAATCAAAGTGGATACGCTTTGATAACAGAAACACCTACACAAAAATCTATGGAATATCCATTACCTACTTATGGACCAAGTGGTATGATTTTATCACCTCACTATAGATTAGAACTTGATTTATCATATGAGCCTATGTTAGATACTGAAATAATGAGTGAAGATATGATGAATGCATTACTTGCTGAATGGGAAATATTACAACCTGTATCAAGATATGCGCATTATAATTATGTGATATCACCAATAGTTGATTTTTCAGGTACATGGAGATCAACAGATGCACATCAAAATTCATTAGTTACAAAATTTACAGCTGAATTTGCAGAATTTACAGAATCAACAGTAACATCAGCAGCTTCTGCTGCTGTTGAAACAACCGTACATTTACAAAAATCTTTTAAAGATGAATGGAATATATATCATGATCTTAGTACCAAAGATTTAATAGTACAATGTTTTAATGAAAACAGTGAACAAATAGAACCAAATACTATAGAGATTATAAACAATGAGTCAATAAAAATTATATTTGATTCTGGTGTGGCTGGTGAGGCATACATTACATCAGTAGACCAAGGTACAGATACATTAACACCTTCGGCCAGTTGGGATATAACACATACTCTCAATAAAAAAGAAATAATATCACAACATTTTGATGATAATTATGAAAAAATAGTGCCATCTATACAAAATATGAATAATAATAATGTAAATGCCATATGGGATAGTACTGTAATAGGTAGAACAATAATAGTTGATAATGATTATAATTATGATCAAGTAGTTGCTTCTAATATATGGACAATACAACATAATTTTGGTGTTGAAGGTGTTGTTGTACAATTCTTTGATAGTTCAGATAATTTAATAATACCTGAAAGTGTTACAATTATAAATACCAGGAAGTTAGTAGCGGTTTTTAATAGTGCAATATCAGGATGGGTTGTTTTAAAAGAAGTATCAGGTGGTTTAAATGACTCACTTATAATGGAAGATATATATAATAATGGCTACTGGCAAATGGGAAATGGTACAGATAATACATATGATCCAACATTTTTACCAGATTCAAAATCTTTACAAAGTATGTTTGCAAGTGGTACAGATTTAGAATATGCAGAAGATAAAGATTTTTATTATATTAGTTGGGATTATATTAATAAACCTATAGAAGATATAAGAGAGTTTGGTATATTTAATAGTAGTGATTATTTAATATTCTATACAAGAATGACTAATTTACATAAACCTAGAATTGTGGATTTAAAAGTTCATTTTAAGATAGAGAAAAGAACATAAAGAAAAGATTGAAAGAGAGAAGGAGATAATATGAGGAAACACTATTGGCAATATTTAGTGAATGAAGTAGGTGAACCAATTACAAACGCTTCAATATATGTATATAAAGCAGCATTAACCGAAGCTGTTTGGTTATATCCAAGTGAGTCAGGTGGAACTGCATTTAAGACTTATCCGGTTGCAGATGGAGGAACAGAATCAGATATTATACTTACAGGACTTGATGGATTTTTTGAATTTTGGGTAGGTGATACAGATGAAACGTCTGGTTACGGTAATACACAAAAATTTAAACTGGCATGGTATAAAACAGGTATAACATCAGGTCAAATAGATTATATAGATGTGTTTGTAGCGTTAGCAGAGGTTGATGAGACTAGTACGGACTCTACAAAAAATAAAATGCTTAGTAACCTTCTTGCTAAAAAATGGAATGATCATGCAGACGAGTCTATATTAACCAGTACTCCTCATGATATAACAGAGGTTGATGAAACTGACACAACAATAGCATTAAATAAGGTTGTAAGTAATAATTTAGCTAAAGGTTGGGAAGACCATAAAGACCTTACCCATGCAACTGGTGATCCTCATGATTTAACAGATGTTGATGAGATTGATACAGATGCAACATACAATAAATTATTAAATAACTTATTGGCTAAAGGTTGGGAAGATCATAAAGATTCAATAACCACTACAAGTAATCCTCATGGTATTACAGAAGTTGACGAGACTGATACAGACACAGTTAAAGATAAAGTAGTTAGTAATAACATGATGTATACAAGACCTTATAGAGAATCGTTTAGTATAGCTACAAGTGGTTGGAGTGGTACAGGTCCTTATTCAACTGATTTAGTAAATACTGAGAATGCAACTTGGCCGTGGAATTATCCGGTTGTTGAACTCTATAGAGATAGTACAAGTATGAGAGTAATGCCTGCTGATATAGAATATATAAGTTCCAGTACAATAAGGTTATGGATAGCTACGGTGCCTGCTACTTTCGGTACATCAAACGCAACGGTAGCGGGATAGGTAAATAAATGAGATTATTCAAATACATGGGATTGTCGTGTGATGATAAAGATGTCAACATCTTTAGATCAATGAATGTAAAATTGGTGAATGGTAAAACAGATTATAAAGATTCTGTTGAAAAGGTACAAGAGAAATATATTATTGATAATGATGTAATAGAAATTGTAGAATGTCTCAACAAACAATTACGAAAGTTTTATAAAGGTAAATTAAAATTTGATTTTTGTCTTGATGAAGGAATATCAATAAATAAAATCAAACTCAATGAAAGAAAGAGGTCTGTTTTAAAAGCGAAATTTTTTAAAGCTTGTGATAAAATAGGTAAAGCTCAGACATCTGTGGAAAAACAAATACAGGAGAAAAATTAAATGAAATTTCATGGAATTGAAATGCAAGGACAACTTATATTAGAGAAAAGGGCATTGCCTGCATGGACAGCCGCCGATGAAGGTAGAATAACATATGACACAACAAATGATATAATGTATATTGGTGGATCGACTGACTGGGTAAAAATGACAGATGATGCAGACTTACAATCTCATATAGTCGATACAAATACACATATAGGTAATACAGGAACAGCTGTGCATGGCCTCGGAACAATGAGTACTCAAAATGCTAATAATGTAAGCATAACTGGTGGCAGTGTAAAACTTACAAGTGGTACAACTATTAGTGAATTTAGTATTGATGGGACATTTGCAGGAAATAGTGATGATGTAGTTCCTACAGAAAAGGCAGTAAAGACATATACAGCTTCATATACAGCAGCAAATGTTTTTCCTTCAAGTACGAAAATGTTATTTACACAAGCTTCGGCACCTACAGGATGGGTAAGAGATGAAACATATTCTCATTCATCATATAAAGGAGCAATAATGTTAGCGAATACTGGGGGAACAGGAGCCTTAACTGGTGGTAGTTGGGATTTAATAGGTAAAAGTATGTCACATTTACATAGTACCTCAAGTCATTCATTAACATATGCAGAAATGCCAAGTCATACTCATGCCCAATGGAAATGGCCTTGGAGAGATGGTGCTGGTTCTGGTACACACTCTTATGCTGAAGGTAGTTGGGGTGGTTCAGGAGGAGCAACATATATAGGAAATGGTGTTGGTTATTCTGGTGGTAGTAATGCCCATGGTCATGGTAATACAGGCTCAAGCGGAGTAATATTAAATCCACGATATCTAACAGTTATTGTAGCTGTAAAAAGTTAAATAAAGGAGAATTAAAAATATGTTAAAAAGTGTAAAAAAAAGACCATGTATTAGAAATATAGCAGCTTTTAAAAAAGGTTGTCCGGAAAAGTGTTGGGATGGTAAAGAAGGATGTCCTGCTTGGACAGAAGTATCAATGCCAAAAAAAGATAACCCAATGGAGAAAGATATAGTAAAAGATTGTCTTGATATTTTTATGTTTAGAATGCAATGGGAATCTTTAGGATTATTAGAAGGTAATCAGCAAGCAATTGAAACATTTCGTAATGGAATGGTATTCAATACAACTAATGGTACCACAATACCTAAACCTGATCCAGCATTACAACAATTAGTGGCATTACTTGAAGATATGAAAAAGACGCATGAAAAAGATATAGAGAAAAGAATGATAGATCAACAAATTCAAAAAAAATTAGAAAGTCATCAAACATATCAAGATATAAAAACGGAGGAATAACAATTGGAATTTCACGGAATTGAAATGAAAGGTGAATTCATTTTAGAAATGAATGCCTTGCCATCATGGACAGCTGCCGATGAAGGTAGAATAATATATGATACTGATACTGAAACATTAATGGTGGGTAATAGTACGGAATGGGTAAGTATTAACAGTACTTTTACAACTAAAACATCAGGATCCTTTTATTTAGGAACAGTTGATCCATCTGGATCAACAAGATTGAATTATGACGGTTATTTCTACGCTACAAAATGTTTTAATCCTGTATATAACGATATAGCAGACTTTCATGATGTTATTGATGAGGTAATCCCCGGTATGTGTTACTATGATTCATATGAAGGAGCTAAATTATGTACTGAAAGGTGTCAAATGGCAGTTATTGGAATTGCTTCAGATACTTTTGGTCTAAGTGTTGGTAGTGATAGTAATAAAGAAAAACTACCAGTTGCAATCTCAGGATGGGTATTAGCTTATGTAGACCAAATATATCCTTGTGGTACAATATTAACAAATGATGAAAATGGTCATTTAACTGAAATGACCAAAGAAGAAACAATTATGTATCCAGGAAGATTAACAGCAATGTATCATAAACCTGAAAATTCTAAAAATTGGGGACCTGAAAATATAGACGTTAATGGTCGTCATTGGGTTAAGGTAAAATAGGAATGGCAATAACTTCAAGTGAAAAAATAACAACAACAGACATAAACGCTTTAAAAGATTTATGTGATACCAAGGCTGGTGAAGCAGGAGTTGATGTAACTGGTTTAAGTGATATATCATCAGGTGATTTAATACAAGCCTCATGGCATACAACACTTATTAATAAACATAATGAACTATCGGTTCTGTCCAATGAGTCGGACGATACACAGGGTACAGTATCCTCAGGTAATATAATTACAGCAACTCTACACTCTACCATGTTGAGTCAATTAAATACAATGACCTTTTCAACTTTTTCAACTTTATTACTACATTTAGATAATAATGTTGATGACGCAACAGGAAACAATATACCTGTTAATAGCGGAGTGTCTTTTTCAAGTGGAACAAAGAAATTTGGAACTTACTCAGGTAGATTTTCAGGCGGTGATGAAGTACAAATGCCATCTATCGAAGATTATATTCTTGGTTCTGATGATTGGACTATGGATACGTGGGTATACCCTAACGCTCTTTATAGTGATACAGGAAAGTTATTTTATAGATATTATGATTCTGGTAGTAATCGAAGTTTTGTAATGTATATCGGAAATGGAGATAAGCTCCTTATGTATTTGAATACAACAACAACAGCATGTATCTTTAAATCAATTCAAGCATATACTTCTAACACCTGGAATCACTTTGCTGTTGAGAGATACGGTGACAATGTTTATGGTTATATAAATGGTAATAAGGTTACATGGGATATTGGCACATCATTTACAGGTATAATAAATCCCACTAGTATTAATTATATCAATTTTGGTGGTAATTATCTTGACGGATACATTGATGAGGCGAGAATTGTAGTAGGCACTGCTTGTTATAAAGGAGTTTCTTTTGATTTAGAAACTTCACCTTATTCTGAATAGGATATTTTAAAATATTAAATTAGTATACGGGGCTATTATATGATAGTAGTTATAGTAGCATTATTAGTAAAAATCGGTTCAAGAGTTATGTGTTGAAGTAAATAACTTAAAAGAAGAACTAACAACAATAAAATTCAAGTTGGAGGAATAATAATTGGAATTTCACGGAATTGAAATGAAAGGTGAATTCATTTTAGAAATGAATGCCTTGCCTGCATGGACAGCCGCCGATGAAGGTAGAATAATATATGACACAACAAATGATATAATGTATATTGGTGGATCAGCTGATTGGGTAAAAATGGCAGACGATGCAGCCTTACAAACCCATATAGGTAATACAGGAACAGCTGTGCATGGCCTCGGAACAATGAGTACTCAAAATGCTAATAATGTAAGCATAACTGGTGGCAGTGTAAAACTTACAAGTGGTACAACTATTAGTGAATTTAGCACTGATGGAACATTAGCAGGAGATAGTGATAATGCTGTTCCAACAGAACAAGCAGTAAAAGAATATGTTGATACTTTTGCACAAGGCATTGATTGGCAAGAATCTGTATTAAGTAGAATACCTATGGGTAGTGCCGTTTCAACATTAGGTAATAGATATATATCAACTGCTACAAGTGGTGGTTGGACTACAAATAATATATATGAAAGTTCTGGTGCAGGATGGATTGAAGTAGTTCCTACAGAAGGGTTTGCTTCATGGGTTGAAGATGAGAATGTTCTATATGTATATAACGGATCAGTATGGGTTAAATTTGGATCCACAACAACTCATGGTAATTTATTAGGTCTTGCAGATGATGATCATACACAATATGCTTATTTAAATGGTCGTTCAGGTGGTCAAATACTATATGGTGGTACTGCGGCTGGTGATGACTTACAATTAAAAAGTACATCTAATGGAACTAAAGGTAGTATAAATCTTGGTGAAAATTCAGTATATGATGATTTAAATGATAGACTTGGTATAAATGAACCAAGTCCATCAGCAACACTTGATGTAAATGGTGATATGCAATTACAATCAGGTACAAATGTTAATGATATATCAACTAATACAGGTCTTGGATCATCCGATGATGTAATAAGCACACAACTTGCAATAAAAACTTATGTTGATGGTCGTACAAGTGGTGATAATGAAGATTCTCATTACCATGACCAACGATATTTTACCGAAACGGAATCGGATGCTAGATTTCTATTGGAATCTAACAATCTTAGTGATCTTGTTAGTCCATCAGCAGCCAGAGATAATTTAGGTCTTGGAACTATTGCATTGTTGAGTTCTATCAACAATGATAATTGGAATGGTACGGATTTGGCAGTTGTAAATGGAGGTACCGGTGCTAGTGATGTAGGTACAGCTAGAACTAATTTAGGTCTTACAGGTGATAGCAATACAACACATTACCATGATGGACGTTATTTTACCGAAACCGAATCGGATGCTAGATTTCTATTAGAATCTAATAACCTTAGTGATCTGACAGATGCCTCGGCAGCTAGAACTAATTTAGGTCTTACAGGTGATAGTAATACAACACATTACCATGATGGACGTTATTTTACCGAAACCGAATCGGATGCTAGATTTCTATTAGAATCTAATAACCTTAGTGATCTTGATAATGTTGTTACAGCTAGATCAAACCTCGGTCTTGGAACTATTGCATTGTTGAGTTCTATTAACGATGATAACTGGAGTGGCACGGATTTAGCAATTGTGAACGGTGGTACAGGTGCTAGTAGTGCTTCAGCGGCCAGAGTCAATTTAGGTCTCACAGGTGATGATAATACAACACATTACCATGATAGTAGATATTATACTGAAACGGAATCGAATGATAGATTTCTATTAGAGGCTAATAACCTTAGTGATCTTGTTAGTGCTGTTACAGCTAGATCAAACCTTGGTCTTGGATCTTTAGCAGTATTAAGTACTATCAATAATGATAATTGGAGTGGCACCGATTTGGCAGTTGTGAATGGCGGTACAGGTGCTAGTGATGCCCCAACAGCTAGAACTAATTTAGGACTTGGCGATCTTGCAATACAAAGTACAGTAAATGATAATGACTGGTTAGGCGCAGACTTAGAAGTTGTAAATGGCGGTACAGGTGCTAGTAGTGCTTCAGCGGCCAGAGTCAATTTAGGTCTTACAGGTGATAGTAATACAACACATTATCATGATGGTAGATATTATACTGAAACTGAAACTGATGTATTACTTTCATCAAAATATGATGCAGGTGATACAATATTAATAGCAGATGGTTTAGTAGCAACGCCTGGACTTGCCTTTAATTCTGATGTTAATACAGGATTATATAGAATTGGTTCTGATAATATAGGCTTTGCAACTGGTGGTTTTAGAAGAATGGATCTTAATGATTCAGGATTATATCTTTCAGCAGGTGCAAGAGTTGATGAGTTTAGTACTGATGGAACTTTTGCAGGTAATAGTAATACTGCCGTTCCAACAGAACAAGCAATTACAACTTATGTATCTACTTATGTTGCATCAGTTAGTGGTGGAATATCGGATAGGATTTTTGAAGGTGATACATCGGTTGAATGTATAGATGCAGGGACAGGATATATAACATTTACAACAGATAATGTAGAAGTAATGAGAATTGATGATTCTGGTAATGTTGGAATAGGAACATCAACACCAACAGACAAGTTAGAAGTAATAGGTGATATTATATCTAAAGGTACTGATTGGACAAGTAGTAGTACTGTTAGTGGTGGTGATAATGGTTGGTTATCGGTTACTTATGGTAATGGTTTATTCGTAGCTGCATCTTATGATGGTAACAATAATAGAATAATGACCTCCCCTGATGGAGTTAATTGGACAAGTAGAGTTAGTGCCGCTGATAACGGTTGGACATCGGTTACTTATGGTAATGGTTTATTCGTTGCTGTTTCTAATTCGGGTGATCTTGATAGAGTAATGACCTCACCTGATGGTATTAATTGGACAAGTAGAGTTACTCCTAATAATAACAATTGGTTTTCAGTTACTTATGGTAATGGTTTATTTGTAGCTACATCTACTTCAGGTAGTGATAGAGTAATGACCTCACCTGATGGTATTACCTGGACAAGTAGGACTACTACTGTTGATAATAATTGGCGATCAGTTACTTACGGTAATGGTTTATTCGTTGCTGTATCTTATGACGGTTCCCTTGATAGAGTAATGACTTCACCTGATGGTATTAATTGGACAAGTAGAGTTACTCCTAATAATAACAATTGGGGTGGAGTTACTTATGGTAATGGTTTATTCGTAGCTGCATCTTATTCAGGCACTCTAGATAGGGTAATGACCTCTCCTGATGGTATTACCTGGACAAGTAGAACTACTCCTGATAATAATGATTGGTATGGAATTACTTACGGTAATGGTTTATTTGTAGCAGTATCTAGTACAGGTTCCCTTGATAGAGTAATGACCTCACCTGATGGTATTAATTGGACAAGTAGAGTTACTCCTAATAATAACAATTGGGGTGGAGTTACTTATGGTAATGGTTTATTTGTAGCTACATCTACTTCAGGTACTCTAGATAGAGTAATGACTTCTGGTAAAGCAGAAATAAATGAAATTCCTCATGATAATTTATATCAAGGAGGAATGAATATAACAGGTGAGCTAGAGTTAACATCAGGTACCAGTATTAACGAATTTAGCACGGATGGAACATTAGCAGGTGATAGCGATGACGCAGTACCAACAGAACAGGCCGTTAAGGAATATGTTGATGCTCAAGTAATTGCTGACCATGATACAACGGCAACAGGCACGGAACTAACAACACTAACAGACAATTCTATTGCGGATGCTCTACATAGGCATAGTGAATTAGTGGCTAGTGATGGTGCTCCTGATCCTGCATTGAGCGTTGATTCTACTGGTAATGTTGGGATTGGAAACAATTCTCTTGAGTCATGGCATGCAATTTTTACTGCCTTACAAATAGGTGGTAATAGCTCAATTTTTTCTACCACTCCTGCTGCAGCAGGAGGTTCATTATATATATCTCAAAATTCTTATTATGATGGAGAATGGAAATACATTTCAACAGATGAAGCCAGTTATTATAAACAAGCTTCTGGAAAACATTATTTCTATGTAGCGCCATCTGGTACAGCTGATACGGCTATTTCCTGGACTACAGCAATGACTATCGGTAATGATAGTAAACTTACATTACTCTCAGGTACTGGTATCAATGAATTTAGTATTGACGGAACATTAGCAGGTAATAGTGATGACGCTGTACCAACAGAACAGGCCGTTAAGGAATATGTTGATTCTCAAGTAATTGTAGACCATGATACAACGGCAACAGGCACGGAACTAACAACACTAACCGACAATTCTATTGCGGACACATTGCATAGGCATAGTGAATTGGTTGCAAGTGATGGTGATCCTGATCCTGCATTGAGTGTTGATTCTGCGGGTAAGATACATGTTTATAAATCTATAATAGGAGAAGATACAACTTATCTTGATCTCTATATGGATACTTTGAATGGATCAGATACAAAAGTAGTTAGGATAGGTGGTGGTGGTGATGTTAGTAGTTCTCGTGGAGCACTTGTATCTTTTCATGGAAACGAACATGTCCAAACAGGTAGACTTATTTTAACTGCCGGTAATGTTGCTGGCGGAACAATAACATTTAATACTTCAAATGCTGATAGAATGAAGATTGACGATAGTGGTCATGTTGGAATAGGAACAACAAGTCCTGCTGGTAAATTTGAAGTACAATCAGCAGCTACTTCTGCTACTTTTGATTCAAATACCCTCTCAACATGGGCAGATGTTAGAATTCATAAAGAAGCCGAGGTAACTGGAGTTGCGACAGGTATAATGTTTCAGGGAGGTCCTAGTGATACACATACAGAAAAAGGCTCTGGTATAGTAGGAATTGCACAAAATACTACTGGAGGTATAAGTGAATTAGGATTTATAGTATCTCAAGGTAATCATTCTTATGAAGCAATAAGAATTGATAAAGACCGGAATGTTGGAATAGGAAACACTTCTCTTGAGTCATGGCATAGTTCTTATACAGCATTACAAGTAGGTGGTAATAGTTCATTTTCAGCAGTTACGGCAGCTGGAGCTTCAGGTATATTAAATATCATGCAAAATGCTTATCGAGATAGTGGTGGATATAAATATCAAGATACAGATGAAGCTTCATTATATCAACAAATGGATGGAACACATGTCTTTTATGTTAAAACTAGCGGAACAGCCGATGCGGCAATTTCCTGGACTACAGCAATGGGTATCGATTCTGCTGGTAAAATAACTTTAGGTTCAGGTACAGGTATTAACGAGTTTAGTATTGACGGAACATTAGCAGGTAATAGTGATGACGCTGTACCAACAGAACAGGCCGTTAAGGAATATGTTGACGCTCAGGTAATTGCAGACCATGATACAACGGCAACAGGCACGGAACTAACAACAC